CAGACGCTGTTGATAAAGTTAGAGAAGCCGCTCCAGAGTTGATTGCTTTAAACCTAGTAGACATCATCAAAGAAAAAATCTGGTTCTAATGAAGATAAGTGATCGATTAGTAAACTACTTCAACAAGAAGAAGTCAAAGAGTTCTGACAAGAACCACACACGATATCGCAATGATATCTGCAATCACTGGGATTTAGATTATGTTTCAGTTGAGGAACTTGAAGAACTTCTCAAGCAAGACAACATAGAAACTACATTGCCTCGCAAGAAGAAAGATATCTATTAGAAGCCTTGCTGTACAGGTAGATGTCCAGAATTTTTCAGGGAATTGCCACCGTTATTGATTATGTTGAATGTAGTACTTGAACCACCAACATTGGTAGAGTTAGTAGTATTGCCTCCCTTAGCAACATTGATGTTACCGCCTCCATTAGCTAGAACAGCCTGAGTTCCTTCAGTCATTATAGACACTTTAGATGAGGAAGCATCAGATTGTCCACTACTACTAATTATACTTACATTGCCGCCACTTTCAGTCATGGTACCAGGAGAGCCTGATACTGAGACTTTAGACTTAGTTGCTCCTGATGGTTTACCATTTCTGCGGTTCGTAGCACTTTTTACTTGACTAGGATCTAAATCATTACCGCTAAGAACTGCTTCAGCGATTGTCTCTGCTAAGTCTTCCCCTAAGATTGCTCCGCCCGTCATACCGATTAGACCACCGATGAGACTGCCTACTCCAGGGAATATTCCAGTTCCAAGTGCCGTACCAGCTAGTCCACCGAGTGCTACCCCACCAACAGTTCCTAGTGCTCCTACAACTTGCTTCATGACCTCGTCAAATGGCTCTTCATTGTATATAGCCATTAGAGGATCGATAAGCGCAGGCACAACAGCCAATGCAGGACCTGCAAATTTAAAGAACTTCGCATACTTCGCAACTTTAGCCAATCTACCTTCTGCCGCCATTGCTTTTGCTATATCATCAGCACTAGCAAATCTACCAGTATTGGCATGAATCATTCTTCCTGCACTGTTGACTCTCATACCGCTCGGCACACTTCCTGGTCTGACTGGCGGAGCTCCGGGTGCTCCTGCTGGTCCTGCGGCTGCTGGTCCGCTTACTACACTTTTAACAAGACCTCCCGCTAATGCCGCACCACCGGTCACCATCTTGAGTGCGAGTTTAGCTGTTCCAGTGATTGCTTTCTTGAGTAGCAATGGTACAAAGAGTCCTAAGGCAGCTCCAACAGCGGCTACTACACCACCAAGAGTTCCTTTATCCATGCCGTATTTCTCTAGAGTTTCTTCTGATATTCCATCAACTAACTTCTTACCCAAAACTCCCATAATTCCTGCAAAGAATAACGGAAGAATCGCCATTGGTCCGAACAACAGTCCACCGACAATAGCCATTATTCCACCAACTTTAATCATACCGCCATATTTCTCTGCGGCTTCTTTACCAAAAGCTTCTTCGATAACTCCATCAATAAGACCACCTACGAAATCTACTATGATTGGAGCTATAATTGCTATACCTAAACCTTTTGTGATAAACTTAGCGATACCGCCTAAGTCTATACCCTTAACTTTTTCTGTAGCACCGCCAACACTATCACTCAATCTTTCACGAATAGATGGACTCTTTTCACCAGCTTGACTAGCTTGTTCACGCCTCTTCTCGGCTCTATCTTTACGTCTCTGCAACAATTCTTCAGCACTCGAAGACCTAGTAAAGTCTAAATTATCTTGGAATGTAGCAAGCATTGAACTGAAGACGCCATCATATCTAGGATCTTCCATTGGCTCTGGAGCAGGAGCAGGTTCAGGTTCTGTTTTGTTAGCCTTCTTCTGCTCTTCGATTAACTGCTTGAGCAGATCGTTAGTTTGATTTTGAGCATCATTATTATTGTTGTTATCAGCCATCTACTTAATCCTTAAACTTGCTATCTATCCAGCATTTGCCATAGTACAGCACTCCTAGCCAGACAGTGAACAATACACCGTCTAGATAAGATAGTGAGTTCCATGCTTCTACCGGATCCATGTTACTTCTTCTTCATTGCTTGTGTGCCAAAGAATGCCGCAACGATACCAGCTACAGCGACAAAGTATGTCGGTGCCATATCACCTAGCGTTTCTTGTGCTTGATTTAATCCTGCGAGAGATGCTAGAACAACAGCAAATGGATACAACAATAGACCACCAAGAGCAAACCAGGTCATGTTACGCTGTGCGTCACGCATAGCATCAGCATCTTCTAGTTCTTTGCGTCTAAATTCAAGATACAACGCTTCTTCTTGCTTACTTACTTGTCCATCACCATTTGTGTCAGCAGGGTGAAATACTTCTGCTTTTGTTTCTTCTGACATATCTACTCCATTATTTTTGTCTTGTTTTTTGCTCTTCTACGAAATCGATAAGCATATCTACATACAAATCTCTTTCATATGGTAGCAAATTCTCTAATTCTGCTATACTATATTTATGATGTTGAGCCATTGAGAAGATTGTTTGATAATAATTTCCCAGACTGCTATGACTCAACATTAAAGAAAAAAAGTTTCAGTACCTTCTAGAGTAACTTCTTTCTCTTCACCCTCACTATTAATATACTTAGACTTGAATCTAAGCTTAGGCATAGTCTCGAAGAACTTCTGAAGAGCATCAATCGTGCCTCCAGGGAATGTTTCTACGAAAGACATAACCTCATCTTTAGTGAAGTCTTTTAGTTTTTGTGTCTCATCGCCATTTACAACGCAATCAATGCAAGATATCATCACATCGAATAGAGACTCTGTTGGACTCTCTACTACATTAAGAAACATACTGACTTCTTCGAGTCTTGGGTAACGCATCATCAAATACATATCATCCGTAACAACAATCTCTTTCGTATGTTCTTCGTCTATCACTATATCTACTTCATCGATATCTAGCTCCAATGCAACTGGATTATTTGTATCTGGATCAGTAATCGTGAATGAAACTTTATTATCAATAGATTTTGCTCTGACCTGTAGCATAATATACTCTAGGTCAAACATAGGTAACTGGTCTATATCTATATTTGGACAGCAATTCGTAGCGATCTGCCTCATTGCTAGTACCATTTGATTTGGATCTTTTGACTCTTGAGCGACCAGAAGAATCTTTTCTTCTTTCACTGTAAAGGGTCTATACTTAACAGTCTCACTAGTTGACGGTAAAGTTAATTCGAATAGAGGTAAATCTATTTTTGGTAAAGCCATTGCACTATACTCCTATAATATAATAATTATTTAAAATGATTCAATTATGTTGTTTATGTTATTAATCTGATTCACTGCATCCTGTACACCGCTAGGCTTTGTTATGCTTTCTATCGTGTTGACTGCATTATTTATTGAAGAGAACCATTTCAGTAATTTTCCTGTTGTCGATCCCGGTCTGTCAGACAGCACTGCACCAGTTCTTGCGCCAGTTAATTTCATCTCATCATAGGTGAATCCCACAGGCAGTGTCATTACTTCACCGCCATTGCTCCAAGATGCCTCTATGTTGCCCACATTGATTGGATATAAACCACCGAACTCGTATACATATTCCACTGATTTTGATCCGTGAGAGTATACTGCTACTTGCATTGTTGCTTGATAATCTTCTTTATATCCCATTTCGAATGGCAATTGATTATTGACTCCTGCAAATCTACCACCACTTGTATCGTAGTTACACACTGCCTGAGACCATCTATGAAATAGTTTCATAACACCGAAATTAGAATCTACCATAAACGTAGCAGGTAATACAGGAAAGTTCATTCCTTGTGGTCTACGAACATTTGGTCCAAATCCCTGAGGCTGAACTTCTCCGGTATCTATCGCTATTTCGGGTAGAGTTACACCCTTACAGAAGAACTCCAGGTCTCTAACAATAGGAGATATACTCAACAACTCGTTAGTGATTGATTTGGGTAAAGTGATTCTAGCAAAGAATAGGTTATCTTTTGCTACACCATGCTTGTTTAACTTCGAACTGAAGTCGCTTATATTGAACGACATTTATATCTTCCCTCTGGATTCTGACCAGACTTTTGATTTCGATGCACCAACAAATCTCTCTGTTGGCAAGAATAATGCTATATCCCACTCGGAGGGGTAAACATACATAAACTTACTTGTAACCTGTGAGGTGAGATACCTCTTTACACAGGGCTTAAACGCCTCAAACCTAGACGCACCCTCTAATATCTTATAACTAATTTTTAACTTAGTAGTCTCATCATAACTTTTATTGTTTGCTGTCTCATACAGGGCGTCCATCAACTTAGCACGAAGAGGTAATGGCAAATAATGCATATTTAATCCGTAAAAACCCCCCTTCACGGTCTTAAACGGAAATATTAGAGGTAGTCTATCATAGTAAGGCAATGTTGCTTTATGCTTTGCCACATACTCGTACATATACATACCGCCAAGAAGAGGTCGATTCGTCATTCTATCTTTAGAGCCTTTCTTACCGAAGAAATCGTTCTCTTTTACTCTCGTATATTCTTTTGCTTGATTACGATACCAATCACGAGCCTTAGTTGTCTGGGCAGGTATTTTACCCTGCCTAACGCCCTTAGTGAGAATCTCATCAAATATTACTGCCATTACGCACCTCTTTTTTACCCGCCTGTCTTTCTTTAGCTTTCAAACGCTTCTTCAATCGCTTTTCCCACGATTTACTTAAACAATCGACTTGCTCTCTCTTAGACATTATAGCGTAACAATTCCTTCAGCGATTAATCGATCTCTATTAGCTAAATGTTGAGCATCAACATCGTCTTTTGATCCACCAAAATATGGCACAGCATGACCCTCTTCAACTAATATTTGAGTAGCTGGTCGCCATGCGTCAGTTGTAGCACAATATACATCAAAGTCTCCAAGCACACGACCAAACTTACCACGCATATCTTCGCCTTTCTTGCTGATCTGCGTCTTTAATATTGGGTTCTTACCGAGTAGTGACTTTAGTCTTGCTTTAGCCGCTAATCCAAACTTCTTCTCAACCTTATCTCTCGTTCTTGATTCTGGTGTATCAATACCCATGATGCGTACACGCTCATTATATAGCCAGATACCAAACCCTAAATCAATATCTACGTCTACTGTATCGCCATCAACTATCTTCACTACTTTTGTTTTATACTCATACATTATTTAATATTCCTTATGTTTATAGACTATTTATACGTTAGATATTATTTTATTCCTAACTCTCTTTCTGTTATGATAGAGAACTTCCATCCCTTATCTTTACAATACTCTTCTGCGGCAGTCCACTTAGCTGAGTTAGTTCCATAAGTCTTGACTTCGTTTATATAACGCTTAGTAGGCTTATTCTTTTTAGTGTTCTGTACCTTAGGTGCTTGAGTCTGCGCCCATGGTTTTACTTCAATCAATATCTTTTCTTTCTTTCCGTGAAATGTTTTCTCGACATAGAAGTCTGGAAAATATCTATGCATCTTCCCATCAATGGGTGAGCGATATGGTATAATTATTTCTTCACTGTTCCATTTAGTGACGTGCGGGTGCTTATCTAAATAGCGCATGAGTTTAAGTTCCCAACCACTTCTGTAGATAATATTAGAGGGGTCGCCCTTATATTTCTGGGGGTTCTCAGGTTTAAATCTTCCCTGATAATACTTTGCCACAATATCTCCAATACATATAAATAATTACCATAGACTAACTTATTATTTATATAAAGGTTTAAGAAAGATGTCAGACGGATTATTAAAAGTAAACCCACTCGAAGCTATGGCTCAGCGTAAAGTAGAGCAGAAGGGTCCAACAAGTATCATGAAGTTTCCTAGAAACTTGGGTGCTCATGGAACTCTAATGCGATTTTTCGAATACAAATATGGAGGTAAAAGAGGTTCTGAAATGACACCTCTTGCTGAAATATTATTGCCTCTACCTAAGCAGATTCAAGATAACTTTAAGATTAATGTTGGTGGTAATGAATTGCAACTTTTGGGCACAACAGCGGCTCAGTTAGCAGGAAATCCAAATGCCGCTGGCAGTATAGGTAAGAATCTAGGTGAAGCAGCCGTAAAAGCAGTAGACACATTATCAGATGGATTAGGTGATGCTATAGGGGGTGACTTCAGTGGAGTACAAAAAGCACTCGACAGTGCAACAGATTCTGCTCAGTTTTTAGCTAGAGCCGGCATGGGAACAGTAAGCCCAGATATAGCAAATGGTATCGGTGTTGGTCGTGGTACAGCAGTAAACCCGTTCGCAACTCTCGTATTTAGTGGTGTTGATCTTAAAGTACACTCACTAGAGTGGCTATTATCACCAGAGAGTGAGAAAGAATCAAAGCAATTAAAGAAGATTATTCGTACACTTCAGAGAATGGTATTGCCTAAAGCAGAGGGAGTTCTTGGTCAGGATACTGGTGCCACAGTACTTGATCGTGGTATATTAAGATATCCAGCAATGGTTGATACATACTTTCAGGGCATTGATCAGTCTTACTACTTCAGATTTAAAACATCAATGATATCTCAGTTGTCAGTTGATTATACACCTAATGGTGTAGCGATCAATAAAGGTGGTAAACCATCTGCTATTCGTATCACAATGACTCTTAATGAGGCATATATTCACACCGCTGATGATAATTCCGCAGCCGATTTACTCGAAGAAGCTATTCAAGAGAAGATCGATGATGAAATTACCAGTAACTTAGCGTCAACTGACGGTGAATTTTCTCCTTATGATGCTTCGGTTGTATATAATTCAGAGTATGCCGCTACGTTTGAGGGTAATCAACAAGTTGGTGTGTCAGAAGATGAGGTTAAGATTGTCACAATCACCTCTGCTGGTACATCATCTAGTAAGATTGTTACTAAAGAATACCTTAGAAGTCAAGGCTATAGCGAGGCACAGATAAATGGTACAGTGCCAACAGGTGCTAATGGCGTGACATTTACTCCAGGATCAGGATCATAACAATGTATTTTTCTTCATTTCCAACAACAAAAGTTAATGGTGTAGAACTACTTGACATCACTCGTAAATTTAATTTAAGTGCCATATCAGATCAGGACAATGTTCTTACCTATATGAATTATAGTGTTCAAGAGGGTGAAAGGCCAGAAGACATAGCATTTTATTACTATGACGACCCTGCTCTAGCATGGTTGGTGCTATTATCTAATAATATTATTGATCCCTATACGCATTGGCCTAAGTCTACTCATGAGTTTGAGAAGTATTTAATCAGTGAGTACGAAAAAGAATCAGGAAAGACTGGACAAGAAGTTATAAATTGGACACAGAGTAGAACAATTGGTACGAATATAGTTGAATATCGAGCAATAACTGACCCGAATATATCAGTTAATCGTAGTACATGGCTCGAAAAGCCTCTGACAGCCGCAGAAAATCTTGTCGAACCCAAAGCTTCAGAGTATGGTACGTTTGATAATGGTAGAACAATACTAGACTTCCAGAATGGCTATAGCCCTATTCGTATATATGACTATGAATCAGAGTTAAACGAAAGCCGCCGAAACATAAAGCTAGTAAACAAATCATTATTACCTTCTATACTAGCACAGTTAGAGACAATTCTCAATGACGGATAACTTATCAAACGCAGGCTATCATAAGGTCAACTACATGAGGATAAAACCCATGTATAGTGACAACGAAACAGCGACGAGCCGCAGATTAAACAGATCAAATCTACCTGATTATATCGATGTCACAAGAGTATTGACTAATTGGTTCATTGAGGAGAGTATCGACAGCACAGCAGTCTCGGGTTATGCGATTCTTTCTGAGTCTGACAATCTCCTTCAAGACGTTCCGCTCCGCGGAGAAGAATATATCGACATATCTTGGACAGATTTCTACGGAGTTACAAAGAAACAAACATTCTTTATATACGCAATAGAAGATATCAAACCAGGAAGCAGTATTAATGATCGAATGGTGCAATATACATTAAAGTTTACAACAGCACAAAAGCTTATATCAGACACTAAAGAGATAAGAAGATCATTCAATAAGCAGAAAGTATCTGATATAGCTAAAGCCATATACGAAGAATACTTTATTACTGGCAATAAAGACTTAGATAAAGAGATAGAAGTAGAAGAAACAGATGGAGAACAGACTGTAGTCATACCTAATCTAAGGCCAGATGCCGCAATGCAGTTTTTATCTAGAAGAGCCTATAGTAGTAAGAATAAAACATCTTTATATAGATTCTTTGAGACAAGAGAGAAGTATTATTTCTGTACGCATGAGTATCTAATCAATAAATACAGTGGTTTTGAGGGGCTGGACGCAGAGGCCAGGAATCGCTTTATTTTTAATTACCTTGTGTTAGATGACAACACAGGCACAGGCCAGTTACGGGCTCAACAAGCTATAAACGATGTGGCCTATGGCAACAAGGTGGACTCGTTCGCTGATATCAAAGAGGGTGCCTATAGACGTAACGTAGTGGAGCTTGATATCAACTACAGAACTAGGATAGCTAGGACCTATGACTACACAGATGAATACAAAGACTACAAGGCGCCAGAGGACCTAAAGCTAACACATTCTAAAGAGTTTGTCAACCAGTATATGCCTGCCGATTTGGCACCTAGAACGACTTTGATTACTGACTTTCCGCAGATAGGCCAGAACAAAGGCACTGATAATATGCTGAAGCCGTATCAACACTTCTATGAGAACTATACTACTAAGCCTACTGTAGAGTATCATCTAAGAAAGAATGCTTTCCAGATTACTGTGAATGGTAGACATGATCTATATCCAGGCCAAGTTATTGTATTGAACCTATATAACTTTAGTAATACATTGTCTGGTACTAAGAAGAATGATAAGCAGAGAAGCGGTAAGTATCTTGTGATGAGTGTGAATAACACCTTCTCTGGTGATGACTTTAAGCAGACGATTGTCGTAACGAAGGGTGGTTTATCATGAGTCCTGACCTAATTGGAATATTGTTAATCATATCAATAAGTTACACGATATATTTGAAACTAGAGGATAAAGATTAATGAGTGGATTTAATAACATGATGCACTTCGCTGGTGTCGTAGAAGATAATATGGATCTTACGAACAGTGGCCGTGTGAGAGTACGAGTGTTTGGTATTCATCCACCACGTGATTCTGCTGATGATGGAGATAGTGTACCGACAGATGACTTGCCATGGGCTACTGTATTAGACGCTTCTTATGGTACATCACCAGTTATTCCTAGTGTTGGTGACTGGGTATTTGGTTTCTTTATAGACGGAAGAGAAGCACAGCAACCAGTTGTTATGGGTAGATTACCTGGTATGCATCTACAAATGCCTGGTGGTAGTGGTGAGCCTGGAGAAGATGGCTATTTACCACCAGAAGCAGTCAATAAATTCGGTAAGCCAGACTTACACAGATATCAAGGGGGTGAAGGAGCTGGCCAAGGACAGACTCTTGCTCAACGTACACTAGCAAACATTAATATAATGCAAGCAAATGGTGAGACGTTTGATGAACCACCGATTATGATGCCTGAGAATAACTATAACAATCGAGTAGTCAAGTCTAAAGACGGTGATAACTTTATTGTACTAGGATCTGGTGAAGATGGTGAGTCAAGTGATTACTTTCTTATCTCCCACTCCTCTGGCTCTGTATTCCAGATAGATGCGAATGGTACTATCTTTGTTAAAGCATTTGCTGACAAGTATAACACAACTCAGGGTATTGAGTCAAACTATGTGAGAGGTTCACAGCACAGTACGATAGATGAAGACTATACATTAAAGGTTGGTAAGTCTGGTAAGATATGTGTGAATGGCCGATTGGATATCGAGTGTACAGACTTTAATGTACGTGCCGCTAGAAACATTAATCTCGATGCGGGGGTGAAAGTTAATGTATCTGGTGCTGGTATAGGAATGTTTGCTTCAGCAGATGATATCAACCTAGTTGCACACACGAATCTAAAAGCATTAACAACTCTAGGCGGTATGTACTTTAAGTGCTTATCACCAGGTATACCAGGAGTCAGTGGAGGTGGTGATTTCCATGTTGACTCATATAAGACAAATCTGTATAGTATATCATATACGAAGATACACAGCACAGGTACACCAGCAATATCTACACAAACATTACCGTATCCTGACGTAGGCCATCTTGGTGTAGACATTAGTAGTAAGACATCTATGAGAATAGACTCATTAGCTACGATGAACATCAATGCAACAGGTATTCTAGGCATAAACAGTGGTGCCGCACTTGGTATTAAGAGTGTTGGTACATTAGACATTCATTCAACAGCACAGCTTGGAATTGGTGCTGGTGCACTTCTGAATCTAGACGGGACACTAGTCAATGTAGGTAATGGAACAGCAAGTGCTACAGGTGGACTAGCAACTGGTTCAGTGACATCATCTATAGCACCGCAGTTAGTACAGAAGACACTAGGAGCAGTACCTAATATATCAATCGAGTTAGCAAAAGCAGTAGCACCACAAGAGATCACAAACGTAGTGAATCCCGAGATGCCAGTTCAGACGAAGAGATGGTGGCATCCTATTACTAGCTTCATGCGATCAGATGATGATGAATAAATATACTAGGTGGGATGGAACAAATCCTTTAGTTGCCACTACTATTATAACATAAATTTGCCGTTTGTCAACAATTAATTTAAAGAAAAGAGAGTAATATGTCCATACAATGCGATAACACAACAGCGATAGTTAGCGGGTTCTCATTAGAGGCTGCACCGATTGCTGGTGAGTTAATCGATTTATCAGCACTATTAGCAGAAGCAGATCCGCTTGATAGTGTACAGATAGATCGTGCCACTGCTGTAGGCATTACAGACGGCTTAAATAACTTCATACTATCAACAGCTAACTTAGATGCATTTCCTACACTCAAAGAAAGATTTGGTCAATTCCCGCTCACATATACTGAAGTAGCAGGTTATATGCTCAACAACAATGTGAACGGTGCTGATGTACTAGATTCTATTAACAAGTATGACTCTACTCTGGGACCAGAAGTTACGTTGACTAATACACTATCTGATCTAGACTTATTCTATAATACTAACTATGGTGCTTCTATAGCTGGTGGTCTTTGTGGCTCATTTGGTAACACATTGATGCAACTGATAGGTCTATTCAGCTTGATAGACTCTACCGCAACTAAACTAGCAAACTTGGATATAAAGCATCTAGATCCAGCTAAACTAGCAACTGCTATAGCAGAGAAGTTAAAGCTTAAGGCCATTAAAGATAAGTTACTTGAGATTATAGACAAACTCATTGAGAAGATAAAGAAGAAAGTTAAGGATGCCATTGAGTCTGCTATAGACACAGTTAAAGGTTTTGTTGGAGATCCAAAGGGTACATTACTTAAACATCTAGATAAGATTCGAACTGAAGTAGAAGAGTTCTTCTCTAGTGATACAGTTAATCGTATTAGAGCCAACGTAGAAGCATTCATTGCTGAGATGGTCGCTATGTTTGAGGCACCTACTATTGCTAACGTACAGTTAATGATGTATAAGCTTTGTAGCTTTACTGAGACAATCACTGGAATACTATTTGGACCTGCTGATGAAGTTGCTGAGATAGCTAAGACTGCTGAGAAAGAGAAAGCAGTTATCGATACAGTAGAGAAGATAGAGCAAGCTAACGCAGAAAAGGCTGGTGCCATACGAGTAGAGAAAGAAGTTGCTGAAGAGATTAAAGAGAAGTCTGCTGATAAGATCAACGAAGCCGCAAATGATAATAATCCAAATCGCTATGTTGAACGAGTAGGTATTAAGAATGCTCGTGGTCAGACTTCATCATTTAGAGAAGAAGTAAAGTATCGTCAGCCTGGTGATCTAGGCTATATAGATCCTTCTACTGGTACTCTGTCTATACCTACTAATGTTGATTATATCACAAGCAGTAAACTTACTGATCAAGAAATAGACGCTATCAGTAAGATAGATGAGAACGGCTTCGGGCCAACTAGACTCATTACATTCAGTGATGCAGTAATCAAAGGCAAGCAGTGGAAGGGTATTGACAATTCTGTGCTTGCTAAGTTACTTAGATTATCACAGTTAAGTGGTGAGAAGTATGTACTAAGACAAGGTACTGTCATTGCAGTAACGAATAGATACTCTGCTCAAGAGTATAATAATGTTAAGAAGCAAGGTGCCTCTATGTATCATCATAAGTATTCTGGCTTTGCTGTAGAGTTAAACGTAGAAGATAGTGTACGAGATAAGACCATTATAGCCGCTAGTAGAGCAGGCTTCACTGGCATTTCTGTGGGTAAGACGTATCTTAGACTTCATGTGGGTGCTCGTGAAGGTGCTGTAGCAACACAAAGTAACACACGCTGGAAGAAAGATGAGAGATTTGATGACACTATGGCCGAGCATTATACTGCTATGATGACTACACATCGTGTAGATGGCTATAGAAAGAAGAGAAAAGCTGATGAAGACTTCCGATTCTTTGATAAGTCTACACACAAAGAGAAAGAAAACAATGATGGCACGTTTAGCTTTGTAGATAATAATAGCATACTAGGTACTAATAGTCAAGAAGAATCTTCGCAACCATTTAGTCTACTAAGGCCAGAGAGTTAGTATAAATACTCTATAAAAGGTAATAGAAATGAGTTTATTAACACCACGCACAAGATCATCAGAGTTCTTCTCTGATATCACTAGAAATTTAGATGTGATACCAGGTCGCACAGATTTGTCTCGTGTAGTCAACGAGAATGCTGTGAAAGAAAGCATCTACAATCTCATTATGACTGATCGTGGTGAGAGACTGTTTCAGCCTAATATTGGCTGTGACATAAGAGGCTCTCTGTTCGAGAATATAGATCCGAACAGTATACTCATATTACAAGAGAATATCAAGACTACAATCAAGACTTATGAGCCAAGATGTAATCTAAAAGCAGTAGAAGTATTTGGCGACATAGATAAAAACGAACTAGGTGTACGAATAGTATTCAGTGTAATAAATAGCACTAATACTTCTACACTCACAATTGATCTCAATAGGGTAAGATAGAAATGACAGACTTGTCACCGACAACACAATTAGACTTCAACGAGACTAAAGAACAACTCAAGACGTTTCTGAAGAATCAGGATCAATTCAAAGACTTCGACTACGAAGGCTCTAACTTGAATGTTCTTCTAGATGTACTATCATATAATACACATTATAATAGCTACTACTATAATATGATGATAGGCGAGATGTTCCTTGATAGTGCTACTCAGCGTAATAGTGTATTGAGCCATGCAAAAGAACTAAACTATCTACCTACAAGTAGAAGAAGTTCAGCAGTCAGTGCAACTGTTAGTATCACAGCCGCTAATTTAGATAGTAACTACTTCAGCATACCTGCGAATACTGCATTTATTGGTCGATGTGGCAACAAGACATATAACTTTCTTACGAACAAAGCACATACTGCAATTAAGAGTTCAACGAATGATAACGTCTATACTGTATCAGATGTTGATTTATTTGAAGGTCGTATTATCACTGAGATATTACCACCACATCTTACCATAAGTAACAGCGATATAGACACTCGTAGTCTTATTGTTACTGTAAATAAAGATGATGTATACACATATAGAAGTGATATCTTTGGTGTAACAGCGACTGATAAAGTATTCTATCTACAAGCCGAGAAAGATGGTAAGTACTCAGTACAATTCGGAAGAGATAAGTTTGGTAAACAGCCAACTATCACTGATACTATTAGCGTTACCTATAGAGTTACTAACGGGCCCTCTGCGAATGGGGTTGGCTCTTTAACGATAGGTAATTTTGGCGGCTCGTCTTCGATCAGCGTGACTCTAGAGAATAACTCATCTGGCGGTTCTGTGGCGGAAGACATTGAGTCGATTAGAACTTTTGCTCCGAAGGCTTTGCAAGTTCAAGAAAGAGCAGTCACGAAACGAGACTATGAAGTTCTACTACGTTCTCGCTTTCCAAATATTCAAGCTATCTCTGTATATGGTGGTGATGAAGTAATACCTCCTCAGTTTGGTAAGGTCATCATCTCAGTTGATGTTACTGGTGGTCAAGGTGCGGCTGATTACGAGATTGCTAACTTTAAATCTTATCTACGAGACAAGACTCCTTTAACGATTGAGCCTGTCTTTGTTGTTGCTAAGTTCTTGTATGTTGATGCTGTAGTGAACATTAGATACGATGCTAACTTAACTACAAAGTCAGCTTCACAGATTCAGACTGAAGTGAATGATGCCATTAGTGTATATCAAGAAGAGAATCTAAGCGACTTTAATAAGACATATCGTCAATCAAGACTAGCGGCACATATAGATGCATTAGATAGTTCAATACTCTCTACTGATATTGTGGCTAAGCCTATCATTGAGTATATCCCGATTCTGAACTTTGCTACTAGTCCGTCATTCTCATTTGAGTCTTCACTAGTGCAACCATATCCGTTTGATGCATCAACGGGCTTTGCTACATTCAAGCCTGCTATACAATCAACTAAGTTTACAGTAGATGATAACCTTGTGTTAGCGAAAGATGATGGTAAAGGCAACATTATGCTTGTGACTGCGAATGCTGATGTTGAGAGTGTGTTTAAGTCTTCAGTTGGTACTGTTGATTATACTACAGGTGCTATCAAGTTGTCAAACTTAAATGTTAAGTCTTTCGAGGGTAAAGCAATTAAGTTCACTGCAACTACTTCGAATAAAGATATCAGACCACCTAAAGATAGAATCATTATCATTCGTGGTGAAGATGTTACTGTAACTGTAAGTCCTCTGGAATCATAATACATGAACATTAGAAACAGCATATACTCATCGATAGCGGAACAGTTTCCTGCGATATATAGGGATGAGGGCGACTTTCTTGTTAGTTTCATTGAAGCATATTATAAGCATAATGATGCTGTTATGGATCGTGATGTTCCCAAGCTTCGTGATATCGATACTACAATCACTAAGTTTCTTATCTACTATAAGAAGAAGTATCTAGCTGACTTACCTATTGATGGAAGTCTTGATGTACGATATATCATCAAACACATTCGAGATATGTACAACCGTAAGGGTACAGAAGAAAGTCTTCAGCTACTGTTTAGACTATTCTTTGATGAAGAGATTGAAGTGTTCTATCCTAGTACTGCTGTTCTAAGACCGTCTGATTCGATCTGGGGTGGTGATGCTTATCTTGAAATGGTACCAGTCTTTACAGTCGATGATTATCCTATTAAGAAAGGTGATAGAATCAGAGGCGACATATCATTGTCCTCAGCATTCGTTGACGAAGTAATCTTTGTTAACTTTGGTGGAGCTTTGTCTCCTATCGTATACATCTCTAATGTAGCAGGCTCTTTTACAAGTGATGACTCTATTGTTATCGCTACCTTAGATAGTAACGGAAATGAATTTCTAAATAATGTTGGTAAACTGATTTCTGGATCTATGAGTTCTGTGTCAATAAATCAAAACAGTAGAAAGGCTGGCCAATCTGTAGGCAGTAAGGTAAAGGTTGTCTCATCTATAAGCGGTGTTGAAGGAGAAGCAAGAGTCCTTAGCACATCAGATACAACAACAGGCACAATCTCTTTTGACATCGAAGATGGTGGATTTGGCTATGTAGAACCCAACTCATTGAGTGCTAGAAATGTCTTGGGAATTAGTAATCAGGTACTGATCGTTAAGTCAACAACTCCTATAGACGTAAAAGCTGGCGATGAACTATATGCCGCTGGTGAAGAGATTACACATGACAGTACAGATATAGCATATAACTACTCTTTATCTGGCTCTGCTAAAGTTATAGATTACAGACACCCCCTCATATTTGTACAATCGTCTTCTGCTAAACAAGTTATCGACATAGATAGCGAATTTTTTGATCAGACAACATCACCGGGCAGCTTTTTTGAAGTGCCCTATTTTATAAATGGTGGGGTTCTGTCGGCTTCTGACGTACCGTGGATTGAAGAAAAATATCCTGACGGATTAAACGAAGCGTTCTCTGAAGGAAAGTATGATAGTAAATTGGCATTTAATATAGCAGGTCAAAGTGGTAGTCTGTACTCCCAGTCTGTCTATGGCCTCTCAACGCATAATGACTATATTGAAAGCCTACTCGGTAAGGGTTTATGGTATAATCCAAGCCTTATGCAGAACCATTATACGCAATCCGAAATCGATGACTTCACCAATCTTATTATCGCAAGCAGACCTCAATGGTATAATCAACTTACTCCATTAATAGGCACAGAAATTCTGCCTGGAATATCTCCTTATTTTAAGAGTAGTGCATATACAGGAGTAACTCCACTATGGTATGAGCGACTATATAGACTATATGGGTACTATTCTATTATTGATGTATATCCTAAGCTAACTGTTAATGTTGAGTATCAAGGTGGTCAGTCGTGGAGTGACTTAGGATACACGGACTCACTTGATCCTGATCTAAGCACCTACCCACTACAGCCATTAGAGGTAGGGGCTTATGATAATCCTGCTCTACGACCTCAAACCACACCGCCATATCTTATTAGTAATAGTAGTAATATCTCTAGAGTAGACGGTATACCATACCTTCTTCCTAGTGACCTAATTAATACGACTGTTAGCTTGAAAGTTTGGAGAGAGGGAAGAAAAATATCTACAGCTCCTTATATAGAGATATCTGCTTTAGGTAACGTCAACTCCGGAGCAAACTTTGAAGTAGCTTCAATTTCAGATGTAGAAACCGTTAGTTTGATCACTGATCAAATTGGAGACTTCTCTGGTGTCGTGCTTGATCCTCCAGGATCAAATGACGATTACGGTATGTCAGGACCCGGCGCTGAAGATTTAAGCACAACTCTATCAGACGCATTCACCTCGATAACAGTAAAGATAGGAAGCATATCATCCTTGAATACATTGTCTGAAGGCTCAGATTATCAAAACGATGTTGCGGCTTCTATCACGCATAATAATATCACTAAGTTCAATAAGAAAGATGTTATAGTTACGTTTAATGAAGTGAGTTTCAATATAGAAGCAGGTACTGTAATTACTCAAAATATAGTTATACCCGGAGTAGAAATAAACCAATCTGGCAATATTACTGAAGCCGAAATAGAGGGTATGGGCTCAGATACTTCTGGTGCTGGATATAAAACCAGTTCTACTGAGTTTCAGTTCACTTCAGGAAGCGATATTGATTATGTTGCTAAAGCTAGATTCTTGAAGCGTGAGGGCAACGACTTCTATTTCAGACCAATGAGTTTCTATGGATTAGAGACTAACGTAGGAATAATGATAGGCGGAGCGAGCAGAACTCCAGTAACAATAATTGATGACGCAGACTCTTTACCGATGGGAGGAAATGCTAGAATTGTTGGTAGAGCATCTTTCGAATCTGGTAGAATTGAAGAGGTTGTTGTTACGAATACCGGATATAAGTACACAGACCTTGAGCCTGTTGATCTAATAAGCTTAGACCTCACTAGTCAGGACTATGACACTGTTGTTGCTAAAGGTGCCGTTAGAGTTCTAGGACAAGGAAAGACACAGGGCAGATGGGAATCTAACACATCGTTCATAAGTGATTCATCTAAGAAGATACATGACAATCATTATTATCAAGAGTATTCTTATGATATATCATCTATAGTTGATCCTAAGTTGTACGAAGGTCTTATAGGAGAAACAGTAGGCGTAGCAGGAACAAAACTATTCAGTACGCCTCTGATAAATAGTATTAATGATTTAGAAAGCGACTTAGAAGTTGAGTTCAGCTTTTATGATATCTCTTCAAAGCAAATGGTGACATACGATGGACTTAATTATGTTGCTACAGATGCTGGAGCTGACGGAGATAATCTTCATGCTGATACTATAACAGAAATAGAAGGACCAGTATAAATGGCGACTTTACGAATAATCTCTGATGGTGATCCTTATCCCGTTAGAGCAGGAACCCCTCTAAAGAACGATGGGTCAGGTAGAGTGTTTAGTGACGGAAACACAATAAATGATCAATCACTGGACTTTAGCTTTAAGTATAGAGCAGGAAGTAACACGAATGATCCTCATGTCATAACTGCTGATACGGGAGCAATAGGAATAACCCTTTTCGGAGTGCCTATATTCTCGTCTTTATCTGACAGCAATGTATTGCCGGTTTCTTTACAGGCCGCGGCAGAAGGATTTCACTGGAACACTGTGGTCAACTACAGTGAGTTTTCTGTCGATGCTTCAGGCGGTAGACCAGAGAATGGTGGACAATATAGATATAGAAGTGGAGAATTTATTAAAGATGTTAAAGAGAATAATATTCTCGCACAATCATCTACATATATGGGGACTGGCAGTTTCGGTGCAGATAAGAGTAGACACGCTGATGGACACTCCAAGATAATAGGATATGCTTTTGATGGTTTTCCTATCTATGGACCATACGGATATACTGAGCCACTTAATGTGAACTCTCCGATTAAGCAAATTAGAAGTTCTTACAGAGAGAAACCGCTCGAGTCATCAGGAAGAGTTTATACATTCTCTGAGGTGCCTAGAGGATCTTTTATTGAAGATTACGAGTTTGTTAATACAATTGGTGATTTGGATCAGCATAATGGCAGATACTGTTATACTCCAGATTACGCTACAGGAACATATGCATATTTCTTAACATTCTCTGATGAGGGTGGCAATTTCAACAATCCAGAATATCCATATATAATAGGACCAAGCACTAGAGAGCAAAGAACAGTTTAATAATACGGACAAAACTAATGGCAAAAGTAATTACAGAAAATTTTAGAGTAGAAACCGCTAACGAATTGTTTAACTCGTTTAAGAGTTTAAACTCGTCTTTGGGTGACAACTTCTTAACTCAGCTACAGGCTTACGATGATGGACAATCTGGAGCTGGATTCAATCTGGGCTCAGAAGAGGAACTAGCAATTAAAAAGTTAGTTGATGACCAGCTTACCATACTCAGACCTGAAGCTGACTACTACATCATGGCATCTTCTTGGTTAAATCCTTCTGACAATATAGACAGTGTAGGCAGGATCGAAAACACTCAGAAGCACAAAAGAGAATTTCAGAGAAGAGTTATATTTGGAAACAAAGTTAATTCTGATAGTGCTAGGTATATGTTCTATGAGAATGCCTGGAATCAAGGCACAATATACGATGCATTTGATGATGCAGAGAATATCGAAAAGTTGAACAATGTCGTTACTGTTAGAAACAGCCAGAACGAATATCTTGTCTTTAAGTGTATAGAAAATAATGGTGGTCGACCTTCTACGGTTAGTCCGCAGAGTATCTCTAATCAGTTCAGTGCTTCTAACTATCAATCTCTTGAGACTGAAGACAAATACATTTGGCACTATATGTTTACTGTGACTTCAGATGAAGCTGAGAAGTATAAGACTAGTGATAGTTTGCCGTTGCCCACATCTTATGGTGATGTCAATGTTATTGCTACTGCGGAAGAGAACATCTCTCAAATAATTATTGAGAGTACTCCTGCAGGTCAGTTCAACCAATACCTATTTGGAGAAGCGACCAGTTCGGCTAATGCTTCAGACGTTTTGATCAGTTCTTCTACACAGGTAGGCGATTTTCTTAGTGTGACTTTAAATGTTACTAACAAGATAGGAAGAACATTATACAATGATCTTGACTCGTACAAATATATGTACCTTAGATCAAATGAAGGCGCAACTCAAGGTAAGCTGTATGATGTTGTGAGTAGTTCTTCTGACAATTCTACTAAGCAAATTACTGTGGTTTTACGAACTAACGATGTTCTAGCAGGAGTGGCTCAGTTGGTAATTAAAGTTGAAGTTTCTTCAAGCACCCTGACAGGAGAAAGATGTAAAGCTTACGGAATCATTGACCAGTTTGGAACTCTAAACCGAATAGCATTCGAGAAAAAAGGAACTGAGTATAAATATGCTACAGCCAAGATCGTATATCCTAAGAGTCTATCGACTCCAGGAACAACTTCATTGCGGGCCGTAGTTTCTCCTAAAGGGGGTCATGGATTTAATCCTATCAATGAGTTATCTATGAGTAGATTGTCTATAGTGACTAACTATTCAGGAGAGGTAGATACTATTCCTGATAGTAATACATATAGCCAAGTGGGGCTAATTAAGAATCCTAAATTCTTAGACGCTAGTGGAAACATAGTGTCCCCAGAATCTTTCGATAATAGGGTGACTCTTTCTATCAATTCCTCAGAGGCCTTTCTAGAATCTTCTGTAAACAAAGTTGTAGAGCAGTACATAAGAAGAGTTGATGTTAGAGAGATTCTTGGCAATCAAGATTACGTTATATCAGAATTAGGCACACTAGAGGATCTAGACTGGCAAGCACTGGGAGCAACAACTGTTGCTGTTGGAGAGTCGTTTACTTCTGTTGCAAATCCTAGTCCTAGTTTAGATAAGTCTGGAGTAATTAGCTTCTCTATAGACAATTTAACTCCAGATGGAGACGAGGAGACTATTACGGGAATAGTGCATAGCTATGACAGTAGCGTTAGTCCTGGCATCATGAAGATCGTCAGCTATTATGGTGATTTCGAAAGTAAGTTTCACTCAGGAAGCATAAAAATAAAAGATACTGTAGACTCCACAACTGGATCTACATTTAGTATAAATAGTTTTAGTGATATTAGTTACGGTCAATATTCTCCTTATTCTGGAGAGGTATTACATTTCATAGACTTCTCTCCTATCACTAGAGAAAAAACAACGAGAGAAAAAATAAAGTTCACATTCGACTTTTAAATAAGGAAAGAGTATATAGCCCATGGGTATCAACACAGACTTAAATGTAGATCCGTACTACGATGATTTTGATGAAGCGAAGCAGTTTAACCGTGTTTTGTTCAAGCCAGCAAAGGCTGTACAAGCAAGAGAACTAACTCAACTTCAAACTATTCTGCAAAAGCAGGTAGAAAGATTCGGATCTAACATATATAAAGAAGGCACTATCATTAGCGGTATTAACTTGACTGCTCGTGATGATCTGTTCTATGTAAAATTAAATGATAAGTCTGGATTTTCTGATCCAACTATATATGATCAAGTAAAGAATGACGATGGAACATCTACTACGTTTAGTGTTACCGGACAACAATCTCAGTTGAAGGCAGAGATAATCAAAGGACAAGATGGCTTTCAAACTCAAGATCCCGATTTAAAAACTTTCTTTATACAATACTTAAACACCTCTCAAGACAATCAGAATGATGTTAAGCAATTCCTTCAAGGCGAAACTCTAGAGATTAGAAATCAGTCTGGAGACCTAATACAGGATGTGAGCGTAGCACAAGTTGCAGATCATGCCGGCAGGTCTTTCGGGGTATCTTGTGAAGAAGGCGTTATCTACCAAAAAGGACACTTCATATTCGTAGATAACCAATTCATCATCGCATCAAAATATAGTAATGTGCCAGGTAACGTCTCTGTAGGGTTTTCTATAAAAGAGAATCTTATTGACTCTGATACCGATGCTACTCTACTCGATAATGCATCAGGGTTCAACAATGAGAATGCTCCTGGTGCTGATAGGCTACAGTTAGTGCCTACACTGGTATCTTACTTAACAGCTTCAGAGCCTACTGAATTCTTCTCGTTGATTAGATATGTTGACGGTAAGCCAGTCCGTATACGAGACAAAACAGAATTCAATGAATTAGGAAATGAATTAGCACGAAGAACATATGAAGAATCTGGAAACTATGTTGTAAGCGGTTTAAACCTAAGCTTAGAGAAAGAAGGCAATACTGCATTTGCAGTTGTATCTCCTGGTAAAGCCTACGTTCATGGCAAAGAAGTCATTAACGTATCTACAACAAAGCTACCTATATCTCCTGTAGAAATCACGCAGAGCAAGCCTCAACAGCGCACAGGCGTAAACTATGGACAATACTTTACATACGCTAACACCGATCAAGGAACCGTAGACGACTTTTTAGTTGACGGATCAAGATACGATCTCTATAATGGCAGTACAGTTATAGGCAGTTGCTCTATTGCAAATATAACTCCTGGAAGAATATATGTGTATGCAGTAACAAAGCTAAAATCAGGAACAGACTACACAAGCACCGCCGTTACCAAGATAGAGAACACTGTAATAACTAGTGGTGGTCAATTATTCGAGCCGTCTCAGTCAGCAATGATATTTGACTCTGGAAAAGTTAGTCTTGATTCTGTGAATAATGTTTCTGTAGTTAAGCGTGTTCGTGAGAGCATAGGTGATGGATCTACCACTACATTCGTTATTCCTTCAACTGCAACAACAACTCCTGTGACTGGAGATGTATTGGCAATTGCATCTAATAATGTCCTACATACAGTATCTAGCACATCTTATCATGGCAGTGGTGGAATATCTGTCGTATTTGATACTGCTCCTACATCAGGATCTAGCATATACTATAATGCAGTCGAGACTAATGTGCCGCACGACACATTGGGAGAACGAGAAGGTTATGTTAAAACCATATATAACGCTACCAACTTTGGTCAGATTGGTGTGCCTAACTGCATAGAAATAATTAGTGTCCAAGATAATTTTGGAGATGCTGATCTCAATTCTGTAGACGTAACTAAAAAGTTTAGATTAGTAAGAAACCAAAAAGACGGGTACTACGGCAGATCGTTTATTAGACTATACGCAGGAGAATCTTTAGATAATGATAATCTATTGATAAGATTCAGATATCTTAAAAGAACTTCTACTGTCGGTGGCGGATATTTGATTCCTGATAGTTATGATACTGTAACCAGTAAGAACCTTATACATAGATACACCTCTAAGGCTCTAGACGACTTTAATCTACTCAACTCGTTTGATTTCAGACCTTACGCTACTAGACTAGCCACACCTAGCTTGGGTAAAGATGGCGCTCCCACAATAAACTCAGCCACTATGGCGAGCGTAAACATTAGTAGAGGACTTACTCCCGCAAACAATGCTACTATCACTGGAGACATGACTTACTATATGTCTAGAATAGATAGTGTTGTACTAGATGAGTATTCCAACATCACTCTTCTCAAAGGAGGAGAGAGCGAGAACCCTAGTAGACCTAATGCTCAAGGTCTGTACTCTATAGGAAACGTCACGGTACCTGGCAACAATTCAGATATTACAGGCGAAGATAGAATCTCTATAGACAATACATCTACTAAAAACTACACAATGGAAGACATTGGTAGAATACAGAACAAAATAGATAGTTTGGTAGATATAGTATCTCTAAGTTTGCTAGAGCAAAAGACTAGTAGTCTTCTGATCACAGACGAGAATGGAAACGACAGATTCAAAAATGGTATTCTAGCAGACTCTATTAAAGATTTATCTATAGCAGATATTCGTGATCCAGAATTTATTGCCGCTATAGACAAGGGTAGAACAGTTGCTACTCCGCTTGTTAATCAGTTTCCTTTAGACTTAAAGGTATCTTCGTCAGGCAGTTCAGGCGTTAATGTGAGTTTTCCAGATTTAGTAACAGTAGCTGATACTGGTACAAAGGTCAGCGTGATAAGTCAGCCGTATGCAACAACATTCAGAAACTGCGTATCTAACTTCTATAGCTATAAGGGTAAAACTGTTATAGATCCTCCTTTCAACTCTGGATATGATGTTATCAAGAATCCAGAAGTGAATATAGAGATTGATATTGCTGGTCCTATGCTGGATCTAGTGGATAACATTCAGCAAATTATGCCTTTAACTAGCGAAACTCTCTTAGAAGAAGAGCGAATAGGCACAACTAGACCTAGACGAAGAGTCATCATGGGTCAGTTTAATCAGACAATTGAGGAGAAGAGTCTATCTTCTTCCACCAGTAGCCTTAATCAAGCAGTGGGCAACTTCATCACAGATATCAACATGAAGCCTTATCTGCGAAGACAGAAAATCAATATTCTCGCTACCGGACTAAGACCTAACACTAGACATTACTTCTTCTTCGATGAGAAATCTGTGGATGCACACGTTTCTCCAGCAAGAATTATTGGATTCGGAAGAAGAGGAAGCTCCACATTAGATATTAAGCGAGTTAGAAGTGCTTGGCACAGTAGAAAGGGCACAGCAGTAAGAACTGATAGCAAAGGAATATTGTCAGCTACATTCGCACTTCCTGCTAATACGTTCTTCGTAGGCGAAAATGTGCTAGAAATAGTCGATGTCGATCAGTATGAATCAATAGACTCTGCATCAACTTCTTATTCTAGAGCGACATACAGAGGATATAATTTCGCTGTAAATAAAACTGACTTGAGTGTTACTACTAGAACTCCAGACTTCGATACTGATGTGAACATCATTCAAAGAGAAGTTGAGCGACAAGTAGGAGATCCTATTGCTCAGACATTTAAGGTTAAGAGTTCTAGTACTAAAGGTGCTAACACAATATTACTCAGCGATATAGAAGTATACTTTAAAACTAAGAGTCCTACTGTTGGCGTAACTCTTCAAGTGAGAGAAGTTATTAATGGATATCCGTCAAAGACTGTACTTCCGTTTGCTTCAAAACATTTACAGCAAGATCAAGTTTATGTTTCTTCGAATGGCACAATATCGACTACATTTACCTTTGACAATCCCGTTAAACTTGAGGCAAATAAAGAGTATGCTTTTGTAGTTATGCCTGACGCAAACTCTCCAGACTATTTAATATACACCTCTAAAGTGGGAGAGAATAGTTTATCCAAAGGAACTACAGCTTCTTCAGTTCCTGTCACAAACGATTGGGGTGACGGAGTTCTATTTACATCGACTAATGACAGTGCATGGAAATCATATCAAGATGAAGATATTAAATTTGACTTGAAGCGTTATGAGTATAATAATGCAACGTCAGCAACTGATTCTTATGCAATAATGGTTCCTAACGATTTAGAGTTTTTAAATATACGAGAGTTAAGTGGCAACTTCCTATTAGATGAACTTGCTTATATCAAAAAATCTCAGTCTTACACTGCTTCTGTATCTGGTGACGATTTGAATATTCTCAACATATCTGGCGCAACAGTGTTTGCTGAGGGCGAATATATCTATCTAGAGACTAGCACTGGAGACAACTCTATAGTGGCTAAGATTTTGAATATTGATGTACAAGCTTCAGGATCAACTATCACGTTAGATACTCCTTTCTTTGAAGCTACGACAACTGCTGTAGCACACGTTTGTGTTGCTGGTAAAGTTTCACACTTTAATCCTAACAAGCAAGATAGCTTACATATAAAAGAGAGTTCAGCTAACTCAGCTAACTACATAGATGATAATGCTAATGTATCGATTAATGAACTGATAGCCAAAGAGTTCTATACGATTACTGATTTGGGTACCGGTGGCGATACTGCTACTCAGTGGAACTCAGTAGGAGCGGGTAGTAGTGCATTTGTTGGGCAGATATTTGAAGCCACTGGACTAAACTCTGATGGAGATGGTACGGCAAGATTAAACGATCAGACCATAGTCGGCATAGACAGTGGAGCTAGTGCTAAGGTTTCTGCTGTGACTAATCAGAAGATATCTTATTTTCAGCCTCAGATTTATACAAGCAATTCTATAAATACATCTATATTTGCGGAGCTATTTGAAGGCAATGTTAAAGATAAAGATGTGCCTTTGAACTCCAATATCTATACTCAAAATAACATTCGCACAATTCCTAGTAAGAGTAAAATTGTGGATTCTGGAGATTCGACAGTAGAGGACTTTAGCGTTAGAGTACACTTGAAGAATAACGGATATACTGCTACTTCTCCTATACTTGACGCCACATTATCTGAACTTAATGTATATCAGTATCGAATAGATAGCGAAGACGATAAAACGTCTCAGTGGGTAACTAAAGAAGTTAGTTTAACTGATGGACTATATAGTAAAGGTATGAGAGTTCTGCTAAGTGCGTATAGACCTCCTGGAACATTCGTTGATGTCTATGCTAGATTCGTCTACCCAGAGAATATAGAAGAGCAGGGCGATTGGATGAAACTTGACAACACTAGTCCTCAACTATACTCTAATGTTAGTAATACCAGAGACTATAGAGACTTTGAATATAATTTCCCTGAGGATAAGATGTTAGGTGAAGCCAATGCGGTAGCGCCATATACTCTTCACAGAGAATATAGTACATTCCAGTTAAAGTTTGTTTTGAGACATGGGAAAACAGGAGCAGGCCTAGAGTTAGATACTCCTGAACTGAACACTATAGTTCCTGATATAAATTTATTTACTCATGTGTTCGATTATCGAGCGATTGCGCTAACATGATAGGCGATCACTCTTTCTCAAAGTCTCAGTCTGGCGTAGGTGTTGTAAATACTGATGTAGAGGCATATAAGAGAGTAGTCGCTAGAAGAAAGCAAGATAAATATATAAAGGATCTAGAGCAGAGGGTTGTGCATCTAGAGTCCGGACTAAAACTACTACAAGAAACTATCAAAGAGATGAGAAAATGAGTGTTACACTAAACAATATAATCGGTTCAGATACATTTGATTCCTGGAGATCAAGAACTAATGATCTTATAGAGGTCTCTGCTAAAAGTGTCACCATGAGTGGAGATGCTAACGTAGGAGACATACTACTCACAGGAGATTTTACATTTCAAAGTGAACTGAATGTTCTTAAGGTTAGCAAAATACAAAAGACTTCTGGCGGAACATTTTTAAGCCTTAATAGCGATACTAAAATAAGTGGACTTCTTACTGTAGACACAGGTGATAGTTCAGCGGATATTGTATTAAGTAAGTCAGGCTCAGATAAGTGGAAAATTAAAACTAATTCTACACACTCTAAGCTAATGATAGAAGATGTTGTGAATGCCGAGTACCTACAAATAGAAAATGGAATTATAGATAGTGTAGGATTAGAATTGTCAGAGGGCGTCTTACCAGCAACACTAACTAGAAGAATAGCACACACAGGAACGGGTGCTAGTGGTTCATCCTTTTCGGATGTAGATATAGGCGCTGGTAACATATCTCCTACAAAATTGACTGCCTCTGGAACTTCTACTAATAGGACTGTAATTGCTGAAGCTGATATTAATAGTGGTACTATTGATGGTGCAACTATCGGTGCAACCACTGCCAGCACAGGAAAATTTACTACTGTAGATGCCAGTACTTATATTAAGGCTCCACATTTCAGAGGCGATATCGCTCAAGAGGACGGCACTGTAATCTTAGATGTTAGTTCGGCTTCATTTGCTGGAGAAGCAAATGCGATTAGCGCCTTTGCGATAAACCAAGTAATAGAAAAGATATATCCTATTGGCTCTCTGTATACTTCAACCACCACGACTAATCCTTACACTATTCTAGGCGTAGGATCTAGTAACGACTCTTGGATTCCTTACTGTGAAGGCGCTAGTCCAATTGGATATCAGCATTGGAACGATATCACCAACTCAAGAGACTATGGCGATTATCACACTGAAGTCTATGTTGGAGGTTCTGATGCAGAGGGAGTAAAGGATAGTTCTAAAATTGCACAACATGATATTATTGAGGTCACTGGCTACAATATGGGTAATGGAACATATACAGTATTGAGTAAATCTGGAGACTGGATAAGAATAAGTCGACCGCAGTCTCTCGGGCACCAATTTTATACACCGCCTGGACGCAAGATAAAAAATAGTTATGCGAAAACTCTCGGTGAATATCAAGGTCAGCAGGGAATCACATTAACAACGGCTCAAATGCCTAAGCATAGACATCAACTTGGTATACCCAGAGACCAATATGGTGCAGGTAATTTCTACACGCTTAACAGCACTAAACAGTCCGATGAGTCAGTGAAGTTTGAGCATTACTCAGATTACCAAGGTGATAATGAACGTATTAATATCGTAGGTAAAGTGCAGACAATATATATCTGGAAAAGAATAAGTTAATATAAATAATTTAATTAATACCTAAGGAAACTAGGATGACAACAAAAAGGTTCGGACAACTACCAGTCCTTGATGAGTTAGCAAATGGTGATATATTTGCGGTAACGGATCTCGATACTACAACATCGAAGCAGGTTACAGGCTCAAAGGTTACAGATTTTGTCTTATCAGATAGTAACATAGAGTCAAAGACAAGCACGATTATAACCAAGATCAATGCGCTTAATCCTACGGTAGGTAATAACCTAAGGGCTACTAACCTTTTCGTTTCCAATGCTTTAGGCTATAAGCCAGCATCCTACTTTTTAGATTATACCAATTTAACGAATAGAGAGACCATACCTCAAGATATTACTGACTTGACAAATACGGGTAACTTTATATCTTATGACACAAGCACCGGTAGCGGTGTAATGAGAGTTTCTGGTACAGGATCTACTCAGCAACAGATGACTTCAGATTATATATCCGAAGGAACAAACAACTTATTCTACACTGATGCTCGTGCTGACGAACGAGTAGAATTAAATTTCGGAACGCTTTTCAATGTGTTTAGTAGCACGTTTGATGGTGGCACAGTAACAGAAAGCTTACAAGATGTTCCTGGTACATTTAGGAATATATTGGAAAATCAGTCTAACACTGTTCGTGTTACAGATACAACTATGGCTGATAAATTCTCTGTAGGTCAGACACTTAGGGTTTATAGGGCTTCTGCTTCTGGCGAAGAAATAACGACAACTCCTACTTTAGCCAGTCCTACGGTATCTGGAGGATTTACTGTTAATGCTTCAGGTGTACAGTTTGCGTATAAAGCGGCTAAATTTAATCTAGTGACTGGAGAAATAGGACCATGTACTGCTACTAAATCAGTCAATGTGTATAATAACGGAGATGCTGTTGAGAGTGCATTTAACACTACAAAGTTTGTTGAATTAAGTTTTGGTGGATACAATGCTGATCAAGGAATAGTTCTCTATAGGCAAATAGGTGGCGTAGGAGACTTTAAACTAATATCAGTTTTAGGTCCTAAAGACTTACAGGTAACTCCATACAAAGACTATAATACCTTTGACTATACTAGCTGGTCGGGTAAGAATGCGGCAGATAACTCTTTCACTTCAATCACGCACTTTCCTTTAGTTTCACACGGATCGACAAAACTTAGAGGCTGGGCAGACGCAACTATTTCTAGCATTGACAAGCAAAGCTCCTTTTTCGATATATCATTTGGGTCAACATACTTATTCGTAAATGCTGACGGAGTTTCTCAGTTAGCACATAATGATACAGCAAAGATCAATGAAGCTATTCTCACTAAGTCTGCACAAGGAAGAAAGAGTATCACTCTGAATGCTAAGACTTATAACGCTTCGCATATAACTATTCCGGACAACTTCGGAATACTGGGCACTGCCAATATAACAAAGGTTAGAAAGTTGCCTTGGACAGGATACAGGACTAACACTCCAGACAATAGTCTATTAACAACAGTTAGTCCTAGTGGAGCGCAGTCTATATCCCTTGTGGGAATAGATTTTGAAGGTAATGTTGATTCTCAATATCTACACATAGATGACGCTAATCAAGCAGTTAACTACCTTCTGAACTTCAACACTGGATCTAAATCGGTATTGATTGAGACTTGCAGAATACAGAGTTTAGTGGGTGGAGGAATATTCGCTTCTTCTCCAGAAGACTTTAAGCTTAGTACATCAGAGATTACAGATAGTGGTGTGACTGACAGATATTCATTCTCTCCTTTAGTGGTTGATGGCGGTCAAAGCACTATGATTACAAATAATAGAATGGAGAATTTCTCTGACGCTATCGACTCATCTGTCTCGAATGAGGTTGCAGTAACGAATAATATTATAAAGGCCTGTGGATCAGGTTTGTACATATATGGCTCCACATTTATGCTATCTTCTCCTAATGTCTTAATAGGAGCAGCCAACGAGTTCTTGCATACTCCTGATATTTTGAATAGCGAATTTGATATAATCAACATATTTAGAGAATCATTCCCTGTTGCTGGTCCATACACTAGTGATAAGTTTACTTACCAAGAGAATGGAGAAGCATGGGATCTAACATATTCCAGCACAACTACTCAGCCTGTAATTAGATATAGAGCAAATCTGATTCAGAAGTTAGCAAACGGATCAGAGCAAAAATATGGAAATAGAGTTGGACCTGACGCTGTAGGAATCAATGGTGTTGCTTTATCATCGGGCTCTAGTCCTTTTGGGATGACTCAAGGCACAACATATGTGATTGAAGAAGTTGGTAATGTTAACTGGGCAGGCATAGGTGCGGCAAACAATTTAGTTGGCACAACATTCACTTACGATGGATCTAGTGTTACTCAATCTGGCGGTAGCGCACCTACTAGCGGCTTAGCTAAGTCTAGAGCGTTTGTAGGATATGGAGATGTCTCAGTAAATACTCCAGTAACTTTCCAGGGCGATGTGACTAATGTAGTTCCTTCTGAAGGAGGATTTCAATTCATATTATCAGAATCCGAAGTTGCTAGACTTGACGATGGAATATATGCGCCAGCTAATCTTCAAACAGTGTATAATGCTGAAGTAGCGGCTGGTAGACAGCCTGCTGGCTCATCTCACGTAGGCATTTCTTGGTCTGCAAGTCATGTATACTATGCGAAAGCAGGAAACATTGTAGGCACACTGAATACTCCTTGGAATATCACAGATTCTACTAATCCTTCATATACTATCAGAGTCGATTTGTCTGTTCTTAGAGTTCCTTTGGTAGCTAGAACAGGAGGCGCTCAAGGCACTATAGTTCGATTACAAGGACATAACGGATTTTCTCTTTTCACAGGATCAGGCTCTATGAATTATGGAGAAATTACGAACATAGGCGCAGTTGGTGATCCAGAATCAAGTATAAAGGATATCACGATTAAATTCCACAAAGGAGGAGATCCTAGTGGCTCTGGATCAGAACCTGCTGATTACGGGTTAGCGGCAGGTGCGTCAGAAGGAACAATAAATATACTAGACGACTTTGTGATGGCACAAGGGCTTATTAAATAGGGAAAACAAATGTCAAGCATAACAAATATAAACAACAATTCAAGTGTAGTAAACGTAGGTAGAACTACTCCGGTATCTCCTGGACCACAAACAGCAGATCGATCTATACCTGTTGTAATGGCCACAGACCAAACTGCCATCCCTGTAGAAGAACAGAATAAGGTACAGTCGGAAGTTGCTCTGTCGCTTTTGGGTATTCCTAGAGCAGAGGTTGCCTTAGGCATCTTCGCTGATGTTAACACTTATGATGTTAACCCATCAGAGTGGTCTATGAAGCCAGAGTTTCATATTAACGGAGACGGAGTTAAGCATTTACCTACAGAAGCTGGTGCTCTTGTAGAGGCGACTAGAAACAACGTATCTGTACTAACATCAAAAAGGTTTTTCCGATATCAGCCAGGTCGTGTGTCAGCGGCCACATTTGGCGTTAAGTCTACCACTAGTGTTGCACATTTTGCTCAAAACCCTGTAATAAGAAAGTTTGGTATCTATGATAAGTATGATGGATATTACTGGGAAACTAGAAATAGTGGATTAGAAGATAATTTCTCTGTAGTTCGAAGAACTCAGTCAGTAGCAAATTATCCTGTCAGTCCTTACGGTGTAGCAGGAGCAACTCCTCTTAGAGGAGAATCAAGCACTGTTCAGTTCGTACCTACTACACAGCTAGATGATTATAGATGTGTAGGATACGGACAGAGCGAGTCTGAAGTGTCAGAGGGCAGTTTTGTTTCAGATAGAAAGGTGTTAACTGAGAATCGATATGAAATCATAGATAATGTTTTAGGCTATGTTGTTGCTAATTATACCACTAGTGGAGCACAAACAACTACTGATGGTGGCGCTTACACGGCAACCGGTAGTTACTATAACGATTTGTCTCTTGCCTTGGCCGCTGATGGTGTAACACTTAGTGCTGGCGAAGTAGAAGCCAAGTGTAAGCGAGATTTAGACTACTGGATGGACAACTATATTCTTGATTTGAAGCATGATAGTACTGCTCATACACAGCTTAATAGAACAAACTTTGCATTATCTGACGGATCTGGAGACTGGGATGCGACAGGCGTAGGACTATTTCCTAAGATACAGCATTTTGAAGAACCTGTACATAAGGCAATACGAGAAGTATTTACCGATGGCCAACTTTATAATACTAATAATAGTGATGTAGTTACAAACCCAACGGGCGATAGTTTAGGCCTTACTGCTCCTGGTATAACAAAGCTAATTGCTCTTTCTACCATAACGTATGAAGGATTTGATGACGGCTCTGGAGTATTTGACGCTGGTAATCCAACAGAAGCATTAATAAAAAGCACAACCGGCACATCATTTGGCGACAAAGATCCTTTAGAAACTTTCTTTGACGTTAAGAAAAATTTCTGGGCATACTATGTAACTACCAAAAAAATAGATACGACAACATCAGTGGTTTATGCTGATCCTGGTGCTGGTCCTAGTTCTGCACTGGGCGCAACTTCGCAAGAAAGAAAGACTAATATTAGATACAAGTGTCAGCGTGATGTTGGATATATTATCGATGGATTCAAAAACGACATACTTGGTGGCGGTAACGCAGAAACGACTTACAATGCATCTATGTTTGTTAGAGGTACTGGATTATCAGTATACTCTCAAGAAGATGGTGGATCGTTAAGCGAACCTTTAAGACACGAACACCTTCGTCTTAGAATACAAAACGATTTAAAAACTTACGGCTATCCTGCTCTCAGCGATCAGTATGTTAAACTAACCTCGCTTTCTAACAAGATTATCGATAATTTTGGTAGAGAGAATATACAGTCTATGCAGACAGGTAAAAGAGGGTTTGCTGGAAACTTGGTTGCTATGCGAGACGGACTACTTCACGTTCATGCTGGAGCATATGATCCATCCTTGCTTAAAGACCCTAAGAAGACAAAGGCAAAAGTTACAGCAGAAACTACAGCCGCTTCAACTTTCAGCTTAACTGAAGGCATAGTTACCTTTGGACAACACGTTAAGATATCTTGGAAAGGTAGTGCTAGTGATATCACATTGAATAATGGCGTTGATGTAGATAAGAATCAAGTTTTACTTGTTAAAACTGTATATGGTCCTAAAGGCAACGAGTTCACTCTTGTTGTTCCCAATACTAGTCCAGAAGAAGTCATAAGCTTCAGTCAGGCTGATATAAACACTGCTGATACTATCTACATAGACACTGTTGTGCCGTTTATTTTCCCTAAAGATTATGACGTTGAGAATCTTAACGGATATGAATCAAGTATAGATACTACTCCAGGAACAGTCACTCTTGATGCTAGTTCTCCTGGTGATGCTTCAACTCATAGAGTACTTAACACAAAAGACTCTACTTGGGACATTCAAAATATTCCTAGAGGCGCTGTATTCCCATATATGTACGCTAAAGACGACAATTTGACAGGTACATTCTATGCTGATAATGAGTACGCAGGCTTTGTAAACACAGCGATTCAGCCTACAGGTAACTCGAATCTAGATTTAAATATTATTCGCTCTCAGATTGACAACGTAAACTTCTTTCCAGAGTATGTTAATTGGGTTAAGAATAATGTCAAACCAGAGTACTATGGAGTATACGAATATCGTGTTCCTAGATCTCGGTTCTCGCATGATTCTCTAGATGGTATAGATCCTTCAGTAGAAGGCGCACCCCTCAAAACTGCAGGCGCTAAAGGAGTAAGAAACAGAGTATATAGTGATCTTGCTACTGGTGTTGCCGGTACAGTTAGACCAGGTGAAAACTATGTTATTAATGTAGGTCAGCCTGAGAAGCAATCTAGCTTATATGACTTCGACTTCACTAAAGTAACGATGCTTAAAGTAGAGTTTTCGTGGTACGGTGCTGTTGGTGCATTGTTCCTAGCATATGTTCCAGTAGGTAACGGAGAAGCTAGATGGGTACGAGTACATCACCTAAGAGCATCGAATCAGTTGAAGATTGCATCTCTTGGTAACGCAACACTACCAATCACTTACACAACTTATGGTGGAGGAGATAGGTACGCATTAGGTGACTTAGAAGATCAAGCAGGAAACAGTGTAGAACAAGGTTACGGAAACATATCGCATAACATCGTTAAGTATGGTGCTTCATACTACATCGATGGTGGTGACCGCGGTACAGTAAGACTGTATAGCTATAATAACGATGCTCAGGTAAACACATATGGTAAGCAGTTCGCAGTAACTACTCCTAATTACAGTGCTACCTCTACAATAGATGGAGAAGTAGTGCCGTCTATATCAGTAGATGCGACTGACGACAATGGTGCTGTTATTGATCCTACTTTCTACATGGGAGGAACAGTAGTAACTTCTAATAGACTTGACCAGAATATAAAGATTGTCTGGGTTGACAACACTGATGCTAGTGCTAGTAACTGGAAAGCATATTTATCAGCTCCATTCCAAAGCGCCAGTCCTTCTGGAGTTAAGATACTTCCTGACAGAGCCGCAACAGTATATGGATTGGAAACTAAGAAAGTTATTCTTAGTACCAGAGAAGGTAATGCTGTACGAAACAGAGTGCAGGTGTATCCTACTAAGCTATCAACTTCAAATGGTTCAGCAGACAACACGGTTAGATTGAGATTTAAAAAGACACCTCTTTTCCAAAGTCTCTATACGCAAACATCTACGGCAATATACTTAGGAGACGAGTTCGTTATTGGATCGGTAAAAACTCCTTTGCCAGTTGATAATGCGAATATGAATTCAGCTATAGCTAATAACGGTGAACATCTATACGGCTGGTTCAGAGGAAGAATAAACTCTGATAGTGTAACAGTTTTTGGTAAGTTATATAAGGAAGCTGATGAACTATACTTTGAACTCTTAGAGTCATATGAAGGAACTGTTGTCTTGAAGAGTGGATCAGCTAACTATTTCATTCGTGATTTACGATTTACTGCTGACGGAGATTTGTTAGACACAACTGCAACTAAGAACACCGGAGAAATAGAGGGTCTAAGTTCTCTTAAAATTGCAACTGATCCATGTGTGCCTATTCCAAATACTGGGATTAACGTAGCTACTATATACTTACAGAAAGGTACAGAACAATTTGACCTAGCTACATACTTCGACTACAACAAAGAGTATCTATCTTTTCCATTAACTGATATTGCAGATAGTCTTTACTTCGCAGTAGATTCGGACACGGCTCACAATTCAGCCGTTGATCCTGTTAGCTTGGGTGTAACATGGGAAGAGCAGTAATTTATGTCAAAACAGATAAAGATTGGATTCGACAAAGTACCGGCTCCAGTCACAAAGCAGTACACTCAACTTGTTGATATTGAGGGAACTAAACTCTTTGATGCGGCAGGCAATCCTCTTGTAACTGAAGAGGAAGTCTCGCTAGGCGAATTTACATCTAGTTCCAACGGCTTATCTGTACATACTAATAATACTCCAGATGATGGTGGTTCCATTCCAGTGGTAGAGCAGTTTCCTGCCACATCTGAAGTAAGCTCCTCTCTTCTGGGTATTCCTAGAGCAGAAGAGCAGTTAAGTTTATTTTCTGATGTTGCGACTTATGGTCTTGATGAAGATCAGTGGAGCTACTATACTCACGCAGATGGCATATTTCCCAGAGAGTGGTATAGAAAAGAGAACCCAGTATACGGCAGAAGAGAGCAACCTAGCTTTAACGAAGGATCTACAGAGCAAGCATTATACTTAAAGTCTTATCCAAGTCAATACACCTTCCCTAGAGGTACGAGAGAGTCGAGACTACAGTCCGCAACTAAATCAATGGAAAGTTATATGAACTTCATTGCTTTAGGCAGATACCTGTACGATAAGTATGTCAACATTGACTCAGTATTCGCACACCAATACTTCTTAGATCCCAATATGGCTAATGTCGTAACTAGTGGAGATGTTGTTGTTGGCTATAATTTTGAAATTACTGGAACTAAAGGAGTTTTTTCAGGTAACTCAGACTGGTTTGATGTCATATATGGCGGCACAACATTACAAGAATCCTTTGACGCCATAGAAAGATGGACATTCTTCTTCGATCAGATAAAAGCAGGCACAGCTAAGTTTCCCGAAGAATCTGGCAGTCAGGTGCAGTTTGATACGACTAAAGAGTATAGGTACATAGTTCAGTTTGCTACATTCGATTGTGTACCCGGCGGTAGTAGTAGAGCGAGAAGAATAGCTGTTTTAGAGAGTAATAGAGCGTTTAGATATCAACCCGGTAGAGCGAGTGGATTCACATTTGGCGCTAGAATGGGCGCAGAGCCCACAACAACATCTAATTTTTTAGAGTGGGGATGCTCTAACGATACTGACGAGTATATGTTTCAGCTTAGAGGAAGTCAGTTCAATATAGTGAGAAGAAGTACTATAAAAATGCCAGAAGAACTTCTTTTAAGGCAAGGACTAAGTGTAGACGATCAAACAAATGCTCCCGTATATCCTCCTGGATTAGGAAACTCTACTCCCCTTTGGGAAACAGTTATACCTAGATCAAAGTGGAATGGAGATGCACTTTTAGGTACGGGCAAATCTGGATACATACTATCTTTTGAAGACGTAACTATGTACAAGATAGAATATTCTTGGTATGGAGCTATCGGTGCTAAGTTTTATGGTTATATTCCAGTAGGTAACGGAGAAGCTAGATGGGTGTTACTACATACATTTGTCATAGAGAATGGTTTAGGCCAGCCAGTACTGGCAAATCCAGACTTTAAGTTCAAGTATCTAGCATATATCGATGACTCTAGAAATCTACAGGCGCCTATATTCTTATACAAATACGGAAGTAGTTACTATGTTGATGGAGGAGATGAGGGCACAATAAGACTATCTACTACATCTACAGACACTAAGCTTTTCCAGAATAGAAGTCCTATACTAGGATTGCACCCCAAGAACTTTATACAGAGTTCTACTGGAGAACTTACAAGAAATTACAAGAAGTCTTATCCAGCGAGTGTGTCTGTAAATACCGACACTCCCTGTAGAATTGATATTGAAGAGGTTGTAGGATCTCCCAATGGAGTACACTTCACATTTTCTCCGGGTATTAAACAAGGAGTACTTCACCCTAAGACTCGGTATCTGCCGATGAAGTTCTTGAACGACAACACGATCTCTATTCTTCAAGGAGACGATGTTTTTCAGACAACATCCGTTACTGATTTCATCTCGATAACAGGTCCTTCGACTACTGTCACAGCAGAAACAGGTACCAGCCTTCACGCCTATAATCCGGGGCAAGGCATCCCTGTGTTTAACGGAATATCGATTAAACTAGGCACTACTGAACATAGGATAGTATCTATAGACACTACTTCTTCTCCACATACTATGGAAATATTTCCGGAGTATACTGGACCTGAAATATCGAATCAACCGCTAGAATACGTCTATAAGTTAAACACTAGTGATCAGGATGCACACATCATAGCCAATGGTGTATATGGAGTTTACACTAACGCAGGTTATACAGGAAACGGAAAAAGTACCAATATCGTTAGACGAGATCCAGACGCAAGAAATTATACTCTAGTATCTAGTTCGATACGAGACTCTCAGAGACAAGACGGCTCTAAGATATTAACTACTGATGAAGAAACTTTCTATGCGAAATTGACAAACTATAATGCAATATTCGCATCTAAAACTCCTGTTTACTCGAATAAGTTTAAAATACACTTTTTAAACCCATCTTCAAGAGATAGCGTACGTGCCGTAGACTTTGCTGATGAAGCCCATGAGGTTAGTGGCAAACACTTCTCAGAGTTTCTAGTAACTATGTCGCCTGATTATCCTATAGAGCCTGGCGCAAGCGATAGTGATGATGAAGTCATGTTCGAGTATGCTACAGGCGAATACAAGTACTTCAGTAAAAATGATTATCCATATGTTGAGTATTGTCACCAAAGTACCAACTTCGGACAAAGAGAACGAGCAGAGAGATATGAGTGGGATCCTAGCTATGGCGATCAGATGTCCGTTGATCCTAGACTGGATAGACCCGAGAATTATGTTAAGGGTATCGATAGAGGCTATCAGTCTTGCGTACAAGGAGAAATATCTATCAGCACTTACGGTGTCGATAGTGTTGCTTTAGAAACTGATTCAAATTCCGAATACTTTGGTTTAATGAAAGTCACATTCTCTGAAGGAATAAATGGACCTAGTAACTCTACAATAAAGTTTGACGATTCAGGTAATCCCTTATCTGAAGTTGGCGTCAACTTTAAGGCCACAGGTAAGTTTTTCAGAAGTCTAGTAATTAGAGATTCTGGTCAACCAGCATACTTCTACACAGATGTTGGCACAGGAACTAGTGGTAAACTTATTGCGAATGATATTGCTGATGAAGCAGATTCTGACGGAAATCAATTCTTACAAACTAAAAATCTTATTCTTAGCGATGACTGGCAAGCTAAGTCTTTTAATGAGAATGGTGAAGAGTTATATACTGATAATCAATTCGCATTCTCTCAAGCGATTGGCTTTAATGACCAGCCGCTATATCCTGTTTTTGCTCTTAGCGAGAACGCTCAAGTCAATGGAATAGTAGTAGAAGAAATATACGAAGATGGCACGATAAAAACTCATTGTCCAGAGTTTGTAAAAGAGAGCAGTAGTTATAATCCGACCGCAGAACTTGTAACATCAGGAGGATCAACTCATCAGAACTCTCCTAACTCATTCAACTCTAACGAGAGACTAGCCAGCTGTAATTATGATCCTTCTTCCTCTAATCCCCTAAGACCAGGAAACACACTTTATTCTTTCTATGTTTCTCCTGAAGAGCCTGTGCAGATCGATCTATCAAGTGTGTTTAATGTCGATAGAAAAGGAGTATCTAGAGGCTTACTAAATAATAAGGGGATATTCTTCACAGCAACTAGTATTACTCCTGGTCAGAATCCAGGTTCAACTTCTGGTAATGTGGAACTAACTGTAACAGTTAAGGAACAATAATGGCTATTTACATAGGGCTAAACGTATCTAAAGGCATGGTAGATGTCAACGATCCGGTTAAGGCACTTCAGAATTTGGGGTTGAGCAGAGACGACTTTGCGCTCATCTCTGGCTTATCTCAAGCTGGAACAGATGTTGGAATCACAGACTTTCATAATACCGCTAATCTATCGTCTGATCAGAAAGTAACACTATTCTCACTATCATCGGCAGCTGATACTACATTCTCTATTCTACAAAACTTCGAAGACATACGATCTCCTTTATCTACTAATCTATTCATGGATAACTCTAGATTAGCCGGAGGTTCAATAAGCTTCAAGTACTTAGACTTTGCTTCTACAGAAGTTGTAAATGGCTCAACCGTTTGGAAGATCAAGAATGCAGATATATCGACTTCTAGAATATCTTCTTGGTCACCTATAGGACCTGTAGGAAACGAAGATTCACATATTATGTTTGGTGGCCAAGTAGAAGTCATAGGCGACCATGTAGTGTTCGAAGACTTACATACAACTACTCCTCCGATCAAAAAGAAGTTTCGATCTGAAGTGTCAACTCATGTTCTGAGGCTGAAAACTACTAATAGTAGTGGAACAGTTACTTACAGAAATATGATTGCCATGAAAGGCATACCTCTCACATTCAAAGCGAACTTCCAAGATGTTAATTTAAGTGCTAACATATCAGGCGGTGGCAGAGTTGATAGTAACGGCTCAGTAATACCTATGACTTGGCAGATAACTAATAAGAACCCTGAGATAGGAACGTCTGTTAGACTTTCTTGGAATACTGGAGACGGCACTATAGAAAATCCAGGAAGCTTGGGTCTAGGATCATATGCAAGTCCGGCATCATACCAGTTTACTGGAACTCAGAATAAAGAGCGAGTTGTTGAGTTCTTTTATGATCCTGCATATATACAGTCCTTGTCTCTTAACTACGCAGGACTAACACAGTGGATCAACGTAACTCTTCCTGCTTTGCATAAACTAAGCATTGAAGGAAATGATTTACAATTACTTCCCGAGTTTAGAGACGATGCTGATCTAGCAGTCTCTGGAGTTGACGGAGGTTTAGGACTAGCTCCAACTCTAAGAGAAATAGTGCTTACAGGAAACAATTTAACTAGAGCAACAGCATTTTTAAGAGGAAGATCATCTGAGTTCTTAGGCTTGACTCCTGCTCAAGAGTATACTGACGCACAAGATAAATCTTGGGCAGAAGGTGCGGGTACAGCATCTGCTCAATTGAATAGACTTCCTTTGACAATGGAGAAAATAGTTGCTAACGGGTGTTTCTCAGACAGTACGACAATCGACTTAAAAGACTATTTGAGTTTGACTAGCTTCACTATGGTTGCTGACTATCAAGAAGAGTTGACTAGAAGACAGCCTAGACAGTTGAGGTCTCCAGAAGTTTATAATCCTGAAGTAACTACAGGACTAATTATCTTGACCGACCTATTTCCTAATTCTTCTAGTACAAGCGTGATTACGCATCCAAATACAGTTGAAGGTCAGAGATTTCGAGATAGACTTTATGACGGCGGTGGCACAGGAACACAGAAGTATGTTAAAGTTAATTTCCGCAATAAGCCTTCGAATCCCTACACTAGAGGCACTTCTGGATCGGGATTATCAGACGGTGAAGTGATAGTTTTCGAAAAGACTGCTACACTTAATTCCACTCTGGTTAAAAATCTGGCTGGTACGCAACTCAAGGCCATTAATGCTACCACTGATGGTGGATATTCTTTCACGAAATGTGATTCTAGTGGCAACATAATATATGACGACAGCGCATCAATAGTAACTTACAACATTCACGAACAGCTATATACTGGTCTCGCTCCTGGAGTCTATAAGGGCATAAACACGAACTATGTTGATATAAGACATAATAATCTTTCAACTAATTCAGAATATCCATACTATGACGCAAACAATACGTCTGCCAGCACTGCGGATATGGTAATACCTGCATTCAGAAGTACTAATCTAGGGAAATTTTACTCTGAAAACAATAATCACAATATCATAGATATGACCAATAAGACTAAGCTTACTCATTATAATCATAGACGAAGTATAATAGATAATAGATATAGTACTTCTGAAAAATCATTTGATAATAAGTTCGATGGCTGTACGGCATTACAATATTTTAATATGTACTATGTTAGACGAAGTAGAGGCGACTTCAAAACAAATGGTATGTTTAGAAATAAAGCCAATCTTTGGTTTGTTGATTTGAGGTGGGGCTGGGCTAGAGGATCTTTGAGAGACGATCTCTTTCAAAATAGTCCTAATATAAACTATTTCCTCACAGCCGGAGATAGTTATGGAGAGTTCACGAATGACTTTTTCGCAACTCAAAATTCAGATGCCAACCATAGAGGCGCAACTTTCAAAGATTGTGATAGACTTAGATACTGGTACTCTTACTATCACACCAAGTCTTCGGCTAGATTTGATAATCCAGATAATTCTAATTACAATCTGGATCTCAGTGCTTCTAATAGACTATATGGAATGTATCTACGGAAGTCTAACATAAGAGGCACTTTGCCTAACCTAAGCACTATACCTACTCTGAGGTGGTTAGATATTCGTCAGCAGAGATTCACGCAAAGTCTTAGACACATTCAGGGAGAAGTGACTTATACCATTAAGCAATTGAGAACTGACTCTAACAACAATAAAGCCAGTACGGCTATATGGAATAGTATAGGGTTGACTGGTAGTCCTAATGTCGGAGACACATTTGTAGCACAGTTCGTCGATCCTGCTGTGACCACACTTCAGACCGGATTCAGATATATGATACGGGACAAGGGCACAACAAGTGATAGCAATTGGGGATCACTGGGTGCAGGTAGTTCACCGTACCAAGGTCAAGTTTTCACTGCCACAGGAGTTAGTTCTGGAGGTATTAGCGGCACAGGCGCTCAATTAATGCCATATTGCTTAGATAAGGTAGAGAGTAAGGGCTTAGAAGGAAATCTTCCTGCGTTCGCTATTCCATATCTTCATACTGTTCGTGCTAATATAAATTCATTTAGCGGACAATTTCCTGTCTGGGATTGTCCTAGGCTGAAAACTTTATGGATGAATGATAATAAATTCACGGGCAATATTCCAGACTTTAGTAAGTGTAGACAATTGAAAATCGTTAGACTTCAGGATAATAGTATCACAGGATATATTCCTGGATCACTGAGAGATAACACTGCTCTAGAGAAATTGAATCTAGATAACAACAGACTAAGTTCTAGTATTGCTACAGACCTTATATACGATTTGTATGAGAACTATAACGCTAATCCTAGATCAGGAGTGGTGATTAGTATGATAGGTCAAAGCGGTGGAGGAACACTTAATAATAATTCTATAGTCAACGATGGTACAGAAGGACCATCTTCGTCAGCAAATAAGTTAGCTAGCCTAAGGAATAATGGCTGGTCTATAACTTTAGATTAAGGAAGTTCAATGGCACAAGGATTCGACAGGCAACAAAATTTAGCTGAAAGTAATACTCAGGTATCAGATAGAACTATCCTAGACAACTTAGGTGGCGAAAACATCTCTTCGGATTTACTATTGTTTGACGGTAATAGTAATTTCAAAAGTAAGTTGGTTAATAGCGAATACTATCTCAGTCCGACTGCCTCTCCTTTCGGTCTGGGATTTACTCCAGGCGTAAGATACATCATTCAAGACTTAGGTAGCGACAGAAACTGGGTTGCAGTTGCTGTAGGCGGTGAGATAGGAACCCATCAACCCAGTGGCAGAGCAAATTCATTCATAGCGGCTGCTGGTGTTTCCGATTCAGTTCTGAATACTGGTTCAGGCGGTACAGCCCGAGAAATGGTGGTAAGACAAGACTTTCAGACAGGCGTTGACGATAGTGGTGGTTTCTTTAGATCCATAGGCGTAAATAAGGTAGGATTCACGAACGGAACTAAACTGTCTATAGATGATGGAAATAGCTATCCGTATATAGTTACTGGCCATGATAGCGAGAACGTATTTAGGTTGGTACTTGCGACAACAACTCCTCCTTATGATGTCGCTGATATAATTAATCCTAGTACTTTGGGCGATGTAAACAACTTAACTCTTACACGAAGTGATACTATCACTGTTGAAAATTTAGAGTTTATGAATGCGGAAAGATTGATTACGAATGATGAGGTAGGAACAAGTAGTCCAGAAAGCGCAGGTGCCGCTGAAAGTGAGAGTGATGAAATCGATAATGTTGGGGATGGCTCATTTTTAAGTGCTTATAGCACATTCTCACAAATAGGATATATTCAAAATCTAACGGCCCAGATAAAATTCAAGAAAAGTAGAATACCTAGAACATATGAAGACAGCTTTTTTGATGAGAATGTCAAGATCGGCGGTGCTATCCATATAGAAAATAGCAATGAAATTCAGATAGGATATCCCAGAGGTTTGGACACTGCTTTGGTTTCAGGAGTAGAGTACGAAATAACTACTAGAGGTAATGCTTCTGTCTCCTTCTTCAATACAGTTTCGGGAGAGTCCAGAACTAGCTGGGTTTTGGGAGATAAGTTCACTTGTGTGGCGACAACTACTTCTGTTGGATCAACATCACGAGTCAAAGCGACTACTCCTCCAGGACTATTCATCTACAATAGTTCTACTGGGGCTGAGATTCGTGCTTTCTCTGGAACTGAGCAACCTTGGGAAGAACTAGATGCAGCCCAATCTAACGCTGCCCTAAACAACTACAATATAGGAACTGGTTCACTAAGAACAGTAACTGAGAAAATAGATATTAGACGGATGCCTTTCTATATCAATCCTATCTCAAATAACGCTCCTATTTTCATTAAAGCGACATCTGGAACAAACCAGACAACTACTCCTGTTGATGGTAGCCTAACAGAAGCTGGTTACACTCACAAGATAGGCATAACAGTAAACGGTGTTCAGTACTACTTACTAACTGAAAAGCAGTAGTACTAAACAAGCTGTTACGTTGATATATTATCGTTGATTAGTGCTTTGTATTCCACATCACCATTACCGTCGTTATAATATATAGATAGGTATCTATTCGGATTAGTGTTTGTGTTTGTAGCGTCAGTTAGGGAAACAACGTCTGCATCAGGCACTTTAAGCTTCAAGTTATCAAACGCTATATCTCTAGCTATCAAGTTTTTAAATAAAGTTGGCGTTATCATTCCAACTTCTGTACTTCCGAAAGGAGGTGCAGTATTTAGAGGAATTACGCAATACTCTCTATTAAGATATTTTTCGTCACCTGTTCCATAAGAGACAGGAACAACAACTATGGTCGTACCCGCAGTTATTTCTGCTGTTATTGATTTGTTCAATAATATAAACGGTCCGTCGGTAGCATCTGTCCCGGTGCCACTTATTGTCGTAGAGCCATTCGCTGTACCATCTTCAGGTATAACTGGAGTGCCCGAAGTTGATCCGTAAAAGTATACTATTGGAGCTCCAGTGAAGGTTGGTAGTTCAGTAACATATATTCGCTGATTGGATCCCATCACAGGACTGTTTACAGATACTTCTAATCCAAATACTCCTTGACATTCATTAGCTCCGGTCTTGTCGCTTAATCCTTTACTAGAGTAAATCGCACTGATGCCGTGTTGACCTATAACATGATTAGATGAATTTGCTAAACCACCTGGCGAATTAGGAGATTGAGGATGAGCCGAGGTAACAATAGTATTCTCTGTCGCTGATGGTAAAGTTGTTTCAATCTTTAAAGGATGCTCTTGACTTCTACCTTCATCGCCTCCAGTGCCTCCAGTCCATTGCATATTCGCTATTAGATCGCCAATACTCACATCATTAGTTGACACATTCATACAAGGATGAGTTGCATCCGTATTTAGTTGACGCAATTGACAGCCAGTGGGTGCTGCCGCTCCTACTAGCAAGGCTTGCTTCTTAAATATTCCTACTAATCCTGTATTAGAAACTATCTGTATGTTATGCTCTTCATTTAGAGCGTATCCAGTAACTTGCGAATAACCAGGATCAACAAAGACTTCATAATCATTAACCTTCTCCTTTATCTGCCAAGCCCAAGATTTAGAAGCACTATTTGTCCAGTCAGTTGTGAAATTCTTTATGCAGACTATCCAATCGCCAACTTCTGCTTTGTCAAATCTTTTACCAGTAAGTTGTGTGCTAGATTGCAATCTACCGGTGCCGGCATCGACTAATTTAACTGCTCTTGCTCTACTATATTGAGGACTAGCACTAGTGACGCTACTAGGCTCGAAATAGTTAAATATATCTTCAACAAATTGAGGCGCTTTATATGTCGAGGTTGCTCTTCCGTCAACAACAAGTTTACTATTAGATTCTTGCTTTAAATTATGTAATCTATTGCCTTTAAAGTATGGAAAGGTAAATACTCCGGAAGTTGAAGCCAATCCGTCTTTATAGAAGTTGTCAAAAGAAAGTCTCTTACTAGAGTCAGTGTCTTCGTAAAATCTCTTCTGACCGTAATTAGCACCGCTAGGCAATTCTGGCCACCAAGCAGTATATCTAACCTTTCTTCTTCCTCCACTAGGTGGAACCGTAACGGTAAAACGCTCGGTCGTTATCACATCATTCACTGGATTCCAAAAGAATGACACATATGCTCCAGTCGTTTCTGATACGGCTAGATCACTGTCTAAATCAGCAAAGTATTGATAATCGTCATTTCCTCCGGCCGCTACACTAACATACTTTTTATACACACTCGACACAGTAGACTCTGTTCCTGTGCCCGGTAAAATGATGAACATTTGATTGCAAACTCTTTGATAGTCACTCTCTTCTAAGAATTGTATTCTTGTTACTGCTGAATCTGATGTCTCATATAGCACTTTACCGAATGTTGGAACATCCGTCGAAGTAACTGCCTTTAGTAAAGTCCAGTTGTCGTTAGGGTAATTTGGGTCATCAATCAAATCTTCTTCTATTATGAAGTAGCAGTTTACTTCCCATTGGGCTAAATATCTTCCAGACTGATATCCTTCCCATCTAACTCCTCCATAAGTGTTGGTCATTTCTGGGTGTATTTTATCAGAAAAGTTAAATCTTCCGTCTTCCCAAAAAGAGTCGCTAAGAATCAAAGGATCATACACATTTTCATCATCAATTGTCGTGAATACTTCACTAGCCTTTAATGTATTAGGTGCGCCTGTGCCTGAATTTCCAACAGGAATAGTAATATTTGTGACTTGTGCACCGCTCAAATTGCCAGAAATACCCGCAGTGGCAAGACTTTTTACTGCTGTGAAAAAACTACCCACAGCATAAGTCACACCAGTCGTACCAGCTAGTTCGTTCCATCCGTTGCTAGAACTTGTTGCGCTTATGTTGCCTAAATCTTCAATTCTATATCTGTTTCCTATAGTAATATCTACGGTACCGGGATTAAGGTCTAAGACGCTGTATATAGCATCTGATGTATTAGCGTTTATTCGGTCAGATGAAAATATAGTCGCACTAGGACCTGTACCGCCATCTACCCAAGGTGGATCGCCAAGTATAACTTTAAATCTGTTTATATGATCTTCAATCGTAATTCTAGGCTCTACGTCTAGTAGGGTGTTTGATACAGATGTTGCTTGAGCAGTAGTGCCTGCTAGATCAGTGAACTCTAAAGGTTGACCAGTAACTGTTACATTATTAGCCAAGCCCTTTTTAGAGAGTCCGATTAAAGGAAAGATATCAGCCGAAGTAAATCTTAATGGATCACCGTTTTCATCTAGCTGTGCAGAAAGATCATCCAGTATGTTGTTTAGTGCCGCAGTAGCACTAGAGATATCAGATAGATTCTTATCTGCTCTAAGGCCAAACTTTAAGTATTTTGTATTTGCCATCTGTTTTTCCAATTAGTTCAAATAGGGTTATTCTGTTATTTATAAATAACTGTAGTATCTATTGGAGAAAAAAGATGGCAATTAAAGCAAACATAACTATTGATCAGGGCGCAGACTTTACAGCAAACATTGATGTGAAGTCATCTGACGGTCAAGCATATAACCTTACAGATCATACGGTGAGAGCGCAGATGCGTAAAAACTTTACTACTAGTACAGTTACTGCACAGTTCATCGCCAGTCATAATGGAGCAGGTGGCGTGATTACGCTGAGACTCCCTAACACGAGCGTAGAGGGCGGTCAAAAAGGCACAAACGACATAGAAGCAGGTAGATATCTTTATGACGTAGAGATTGTGTCAACAGCGACCACTGTTGTAACTCGTGTTGTACAAGGAACTGTTACCGTGTCAGGCGGGATAACTAAGTAATATGAGTGATGCTGACGAGCAAATCACAGCAACCATTGTCGCTGATGGCAACTTAGGCGTAACTATTTCTTCGCCTTCCGATAACCTAAAAGCTAATATAGACTCTGAGGGTAATCTAGTTGCGAATAGACTCTCTATAGGACCTGATACTCAGATAGATAGTTTAAGCAATGTAAATTTTTCACAGCCTGTTGTGGATAATGCATATCTGCAATATGATAAAAATCTTAACTCTTGGCACAATTCTACTGAATCAATAGAGCAAACAATTGATAATAGGAAGCCTGAAGTATATGAGTTTGGAAGACATTTTGGATATAGTACAACCACTGCCGGCAATAGCGTAACTTTTGGTGCTGGGTATCCAATACCAACTGGCAGTGTTTTTACTGGCCCGACTTTTGCATTTTTCATACCTAAACCAAAAGGTGGGTACGCAAAAAGGCAGAAACTAAAAATAACTGTTGATTACACCTATTCCGCAGCCGAAACCGCCGCAACCGGTAATCTCTATAATTTTCCACGTATAAACTTTGAAGAGTTGGTACAATACAATCAAACTCCGACTTTACCACTGTCGTTCGAGATTGTGGACATACAGCCTTCTGAGCAATTCGGAGCGTTCACTGGCTCTAAGGATTTTTATGTCAGAGGAAATCATATAGATAAGTTGAACACTATAACTGGTAGAGTTTCCTTAACATCTAATTCTGGTTCGAATATAAACGCTGTTACTGGACTAAGATTTTTAGGTGACAGTGTTTTCGGCACCCTTCAGTCTACAGAAGGATTCACAATTATAACAGCAACAGACAATAATCAATTACTGTCGGTGGGAGACACATTATATTATAGCAATACTAATTTTGTCGACAGTAATTTCGTAAGCTTCATTGCTCCTCTTCATAAAAAGTATCGCAAGACTTTTTATCCTGTAAACACCAATGCGGCGACAACTGATTTGGTGATTAGTGAGGCTGGCTCTATTCAGCATGAGCATGAAATCATATTACCGGCTACCCAGCAAAGTAGAAATGTTGTTTGGAGATGTGGCGTTACTTCCAACAATGTGGGGAATTTCTCGAATATATATCTACATAGAATTCACATAGTAGCGGAGAATTTATAGTGGCGGCTCGATACAAACTTAAAACAGTTAATCAGGATGGTGGTATATCTATCTTCGATCAAAGAACCGATACAGGCGACTTAAATAGTAGAATGAGTTTTATTAACAACACCTTGAATACTGTAGGTGCCGGTTGGCTACAGTATGGGGATGATTGGCTTGAAAATTCTGTTACTGTTCCTCAACAACACATAATCGAGATGCGTGAAACGTATTATGATGATAATGGTAATGTTGTGGGAACCTATCTAGACGAGTATTTCTTCTCTGTAGACATAAAACGTACAGTAAAACAATTTTACGATCCAAATAATCCATTCGACTTGAGTGTGGCAGACAGAGTATAAATAGATAATATACCAACAAAATTTAGGATATAAACATGGCACAGCCAACAAGCAAAACACAATTCAAAGAATTTTGCCTCAGAAAACTGGGTAAACCTGTCATCGAGATCAATGTCGATGATGATCAAGTCGATGATCGTATTGACGAGGCTCTGTCATATTATCAAGATTATCACTTTGATGGTGTTGAAAAGACTTATGTTAAGCATAGAGTAACAAACTCGTCAGTAACTCTTTCGAGTCTAGAAGAAGGCGACTTTGAAGTAGGTGAGGTTATTTCTGAAAAAGACATAAATTCTCCTTTCGTAAATGAAGCAAATTTAACGAATGTTGTGGCAACAAGCACAGCCGGTGATTTTACTTGTATTAACACAACCCTTAGCGTGGGTTATAGAATTGTCGTTAGTGGTACAATCACTGGAGACGGTGACATTGCCGCTGGCACTTATTTAGTAGAGGCTGTTAGTGGTCAACCTGGTGCTGTGAATGCATTTACGTTAACACAGTTAGATGGAAGTCCAGTGGGTACTCATGGTACTGGAGCGACTACAGGCGGAACATTCACTCCTCAGAATAATACAGGAAGTCTAGGCGATGATACGGCTACAGCAACTATTATTGCGATAGACTCTACTAACAATAAAATATTTTTTAAGAAACCTAGTAGTGGAACATTCAACGTAGGTAAGTTTGTTACTAGTCCTAAATTAGTTGCTACAAATGGTACAAATACTAGCAGAACTATCACTGCCACACATCAAGGAACATATGAACTTGAATATATTCCTGTGCCAGAGAATATCATAGGTGCTATCAACGTGTTCAGCCCAGAGTCTAATGTCTCCTTAGGCACTGGTATGTTTAGTGCAAAATATCAGTATGTGCTACATAACTTACATGATATCAATATGGGACCTCTGGTTAATTTTCAGATGTCGATGCAACATCTACAGCTTATGGAAGAACTTTTAGTTGGAGCAGTTCCAATGCGATTCAATCGACACACAGATAGAATCATGTTAGACGTAGACTGGAACACTTTAACAGCAGGAAACTACATCGTTATTGAAGCATATCAAGTCGTAGATCCTAACACATATGCAGACGTATGGAAAGATCGTTTCTTGCAAAACTACGCAACAGCAAAAATCAAATATCAGTGGGGGTCAAATCTCACTAAGTTCAACGGCATGACACTGCCCGGTAATGTTCAGTTCAATGGAGAACAAATTTTAAACGATGCGAGAGAAGAGATTCAAAAGCTAGAAGAAGAAATGTCTAATAGCTATTCTCTACCGTCTGTCGATATGATAGGATAAAAAAGTGGCTAAGAATTACTATTTTGAGAACTTTGAAAACTCGATGGAGCAAACGCTCATCGAGGATCTGGTTATTGAGTCGATAAAAATCTACGGAATGGATGTTTGGTATATACCAAGAACTCTCGTAGCCAAAGACGACATCCTCAACGAAGATGATCTCTCAACATTCAGTGAAGCGCACATGGCAGAAATGTACGTTAAGAGTGTTGATGGATTTGAAGGCGAAGGAGACTTCTTGTCTAAGTTTGGTCTTGAGATTCGAGATTCAATCACTATGACAATCGCAAGAAGAACATACGAGTCTGAAGTGGGAGCATATCGTACATCAAATACTAGACCTATGGAAGGCGATCTAATCTATCTTCCACTCAACAATAAAGCATTTGAGATTCAACACGTTGAGCATGAGTCTATCTTCTATCAGATGGGGTCACTCCAGATGTACGATCTTCGTGCAGAACTGTTCGAATATAGTGGCGAAAGATTTAGAACTGGCCAAAAATTCATCGATGAATTGTATAAAAACTTCGACACGTTTGTACCAACATACGAAGTGCAAATTCTTGACGGATATCAGTTCGTCATTAGAGACAACTCTTCGTCTGATACAACGTATACTGCTCAAGCATTAGAACTTAAAAAGGGTATAGAGTACACATTCGACCAAAGTCATATTTCTAATCGCCATAGTTATAGTACTGCTAGACTATCTTTCTACAATAATGGAACAACAACTGAAGCAGAAGGTGTTGTAACTTATAGCGATAAAGATGGTGATGGTGGATATCAAGGAAATGGCGATCAAGTGTATTA